CGAGATTAGCGAGTGTCTCGTGGGCTCGGAGATGTGTATAAGAGACAGTCTTTATTTACAGATATACTACTGGTTTCTAAGTTAATGATTTTTAGTCTTATACTTTGAATAATAAAATGCGTTATCCAATATCAATTCATTAGTCAAGTTATTAATTAACAATAGGCGGTTATTAAAGGTAAGAATAGTTTATAATGGATTTTCTTAGAGAGGGGAGCGAAGCTTCTTAATGCACATGTCACAAAACGAACAACTGTGTTTCAGGCACTTGCCATATTATTGATATAATATCATTGATATGTAGTGAAATTAGCTACGTTTTTATTTCCAAGGGTCATATCTTTTTCGTATATTTGAAGTGGTTAAGATAATGGCGATATGAAGTTTGACTTGAATTACATGAGGAAATGTTCTTCTATGATAAAAGAATTTCCTGTATATACTGAGGCTGAGAAGAAGCAGATAGAGAACGGATGTACCTGTATTAAGCTATCTAAAGGTCAGCCTATATACCCACGTAATTTCAAGAAGCGTAGAGATACTTTTGCCGGTGCTGATTATACCACGGCTAATCCAAGAGATATTGATCCTAACAACATCTATATCCCTCCTTATTTTAGGCTTAAGATTATCATGGCTATTATCATTAACTTCGATAGGGCTATTGCGTTTAACAGGATATCTGATAATGACTTTAAGCTAGGCATGACATATAGGTTTATTTATGAGCATGTCGGTTCTTTTAAGTGTTTTGAGAAGGCTTATAGCATGGTTTCGTTGGTTGTTGACAATGAGCTGTCAATCATGAGATCCATTGGTGATTATAACTACAAATGGAATATGCGTAAGATATATCCATCATGTTTCGTAAGCAAGGCTAAATTTAGATATATTGGAGGTGATGAAGATACCCCTTCTGTTAGTTCTAAGGAAAGAGCTAACAAGGCTAGAAGGGCTGCTGTTGATCATAAGGTAACGATCATGACTGATATTATTGATACTAAGTCAATCAATAGCATAAGGAAGATCGTTAAGCCAAATGGTAGGCTTAAGAATGACGGAAATAGGGTTGATGGAAGAAATGATAAAGTTCTTTTTAATAAATTCAATTATCGTCTAACTCGTGAGGGATTTAAGAAGATGAAAACCACATCTTTATATAAGTATCTTAAATCAGCATTAGAGTTTTTAGGTGTAAGTTTATTAGAGTTAAGATCTTTAGCTGATAGGGCTGCTTCTGATATAGAGAACGGAAAGAAGGGGTATGTACCTGATTTATGTCCTTTTGGTGAATGTCTTGATGTTTGTTCTTTTGTGGAGGATTCGTGATGAGTAATCTTATTATTGTAAGAAGTAGTGATATATATGTCATCTTTAACCATGATAATGATATGTTTAACATTCAAGAGTTATCTGATTCTATTGGATGTAAGAGTGTTCTATCGTCTATTGTGAAAGATCCGCTAAACGGGGCTATGTATGTCGTTAAGGATGTATCTGGGCAGAAGTGGGGTGATATCGTGGCTTTGGTAAGATTCGGTTGTATGGTGAATAAGTCTATTGTAAAGGGTTTGATCATTAAGTCTATTAGGTTATGGGTGGAGATATGTGACTTCTCTTATGATGATACCGATCCATCTACATCCGATCCTATATACGATACGTTTCTTTTTAAGAGTTATATGTCTGTATCCGGAAACAACCCTGACCTTAACAAGTTTATTGTATCCCTTAGAGGGAGGATGCTTAAATACGATCTAAGATCTCTTTATCTTTACCTAGCTATATTCATGGCTATCAACGGAGGCATTCTTCTTAGCGAGGACGATCTTCTTGCCTCTCTTATCTTATGATTGTATTTGTGATGTTAATCAAATTAGTATCTTTGTGAAAAAGATACGAGATGAATCAGATTAATATCATACCGAAGATAATTCATGATAAGTTCGCAGCTAGAATTATCATGGATGATTACGATATAGAAAAACCTATCGTAATTACTGTCGTGGCTAGACGTAACGATGGTGAGTATAATACCCAGATATTGACATACCCGACATCGGGAGTCGATTATGAGGGTAATGTAAGGATGGTGTTTTTTGATGTCGCTAGGTCTCATGTTTGCCAGATAACATCGGTATTTATCAACGGTCATGAGGTCAAGACATATTATACCGATATCCCGGATCTTGATATGCAAGCCCGTTATGACGATAGCTTATGCCGGTACGATAAAAAGGTTAACATGAATGATATTCGGCTGTCATTTCAGGTGCTAGAGACACGTGATCCCAAAGTTCTTCAGGTATTGGATGAGTCTGAGTGGGGGCTACTGGAGGACAGGAAGGCGATTATCGAGATCACTACGCCGGGCATGTCCGACCCCGTTACGTTGTTCCTTGGCAAGAATCAGGTCAATACCTTTACTAGCCTAACATTAGGCCTCAATTGCTTTAATTACGATGATTGTAATGTCAAGTACCTTGATCTACCTGATGGTATATATGATATCAAGATCATAGGTAGCCCTTCTACTTACAACTTCAGTCGCAAGTATCTTAAGACGGATCTTATACGTAGACGTCTTGATCGGCTATGGATTAAGACCGATATCTTGTGTGAGGATAAGGATAAGGATCTTATAAATAAGATACAGGAGATGGAGACGCTTATGGCTGTAGCGGAGGCTAACGTCAGGTTGGATAACATAGAGGCCGCTCATGAGATTATTGATCGTGTCGGAGGGCTTCTTGAGATGGCTACTAATTGCGTGGATTGTTAAACATAAAAATATTTAGTCGTGGGTTGTAATACTTGTAAGGAAAAGGCGTTAAAGGCCGAGAGAGAAAGAATTGAGAGAAGTATGATGAATCGTGCTTCCTCTACCGTTGTTAGCGATATGGAATACGCTTCTAGGAGCACCGCCGGTTGTATGGTCATGCTCGATCCGTTGAAGACCATGGAGCGTGACGTGGTGAGCATATACAAACAGACCCGTACCATAGGTGACGTGGGTATCGTCTATCTCAACATGCAGAAGAAGATCCGTGAGTGGATCAAGAACCTGCCATATGGATGCCCGCCTGACGAGGAGGTACAAGAAATGAGAAAGGAGATACCAGATGGGCGCGCAATCTATATCAAACCTTGATAGAATAGATCTATGTAAGGTCGTAGATGAATGGCTTTCTTGCCAATGGAGTGGATACATGAGGTACCATAGGTATAGGATCGGGGACAAGCCCGATGTATCTTATTGGGGCAAGATAATTCGTCTGCAAAGGTCATTATGCGATAATGATTGCGGGTTATGCCCGGATGAGATAAGATCGTTAAAGGAACGTGTTAATAAGTTACTGGCATGAAAAAATACAGTTGTTCACATATAACCCCGTCCACTTGCGTGCCTTACGAGGGTGATTTCCCAGAGTGGTCAAAGTATAAGGACTCTGATGAGTGCGTTATAATCTCCGACGTGATAGAGGAGATATATGACGAGCTTACCCGTATCAGGGAGGCTATAGATGTCCGGGACCTCGGAGAGTCTTGCGTGAAGGTAAGTGGCGATAAGACTGTGGCTAAGGTACTTTATGCGCTGGAAGATAAGATTTGCAATGGATGATAAGTCAATGGAGAAAAATCGACATTGGTGATAATCAACGGTATGGATATTTATTTATGAGGTACTATTAGATATTGGGTATCTGTTAATCAAGTATCCAATTTGTAAGGGGTCTTCTAAACAAGTAGATTAGATAGATACTCTTGTAAGTTGTAAAGTATCTTTATGCGTTGGATATAAAAAATAGCCAATTGATTTGTCATAGACGATTCAATTGGCTATTTTTGCATGTCCATCATATCTCACGATATAATGGACATAGGTTAATTTATTATGAGTGCAAATATAATTATTTCCAATGATTCTATGAATAATAGTAGTAGGATTTTGGCGTCTAAATCCAACGAAAACGGATTATCTACAATATTTAGCTACAACGGTTGTGATATAACTTTCAAAACAGAGAACGGTATCACTTATGTGAATGCTACCGAAATGGCAAAACCGTTTAGAAAAAGACCAAATGATTATTTATCGTTATCTTCTGTAAATGAGTTAATTAATGCCATTACCAGAAAATATGGTAATGCTGATTTTCAGCCTGTTACGATTATCAGGGGTACGGTTAATCCTGGCACATGGATGTGCGAGAATCTGGCTTTAGATTTCGCTCAGTGGCTTAGCGTTGATTTTAGGTTATGGTGTTTGGATAGGATTAAAGAGCTTCTCACTACAGGCAAATGCGTGATTCCTGATTTTAATGATCCTCCCGCCGCTGCTGAGGCTTGGGCTAAGGAATATCGTGGCAGGGTGGCCGCCGAGAAGCTGGCGTTAGAGGAGAAGGCCAAAGCCGAGGAGATGGCTAAGGCTCTTGAATCGAAGAGAGAGGATATAGAGTTTTCCGAGTCATTTATCATGTCTGGAGAGTCAGATTTGCTGATAAGGGATTTGGCCAAGAAACTTGAGCAGAATGATATAATCATAAGTGATAGATGTCTACGTGATTTTCTTGTTAAGATAAAGATAATAGTCAAAAGGGTTAAGGTTAATGGAGATTGGGAGATTACGGCTAATGCTGTAAGGAAAGAGTTTGCTCATTATCGTGATAAGAATATATGCACCGAATCTGGTAAGGTTATATATGCGAGGACTATTTACATAACAGGCAAGGGATATAAATACATATTGTCATCTATAAATGGTAGCAAGAAAAGTGATTTCATATTGTGTGGAGGTATGTTTAGGGACTATGGGGTGTTCGCCGGATCGGAGTCGTTTAATCACTGGGATAATTAATTCCATTTTTGCCCAAAAAATGATAATCAGGCAACTGCGTATTTGCATTTACGGTTATGTGCCTCATGTCGGTAAAATATTTATCTTTGTGACAAAGTGAATTACGATGATATATGGAAATAAAGAAATAGTACGGACGTTCACCAGAAACAACCCACCTGCCGGGTACGTGGGCGGCTCTGTTGACTACCGGGTCCCGGCCGATGTTTATTTTGGCGATACGCAGGAGGAGGCTGACAGCAAGGCTGAGGATGATATCAAAGCTAATGGTCAGGACTACGCCAACACATATGCCGACATAATACCGTCCGTATGGTATAATGATCAGGTATGCGATGAGTTTATCAAGAACGATTGCGTAAGTGGTAAGGGGTCCAAGGAACAAATATGCGTAGAGGAAGGCAGGTTTGTGTCATACGTATCCAAGAAAGACGCCAATGATAAGGCGATGGTTGAGCTTGGAAGGATCGGGCAGGGGGAGGCCAACGCCGTTGGGACATGCTGTAAGGACTGGGCCTCACAGCCTCTTCGTGGCGTTTTCTACAAGAACGATTGTGAGGCTGGGACATCAGGTAAAGAAGGTATTGTGTATGAATTGCCAGCCGGAGCCGTCATATCCGATATATCCCAGATTGATGCTGATACGTTAGCTTATAGGAAGTTCATGAAAGAAGGTCAGGAGAAGGCTAACGCCGAGGGTAGTTGTTCACCTGTATTCTATAATACGAAGATCGGTGATTGGTTTGAAAAGGTATGTCCGTTCGGATATAAGTCCGGTAAAGTATATTACTCTATCAAAGCCAACAGGTTTAGGTCATGGATATCGGTTGAGGATGCCAACGCCAAGGCTCGTGAGGTCTTGATGGTAGAGGGGCAGGAGTACGCTGATCTTAATCTTGAGTGCGAGAAATGGATTGAGAATATCGATCAAGAGGATGAATGTTATTGGTGATGATGTGCGTTTAGTTTTCCATAATAGTTGATTTAGTGTTTGGAGGGGATTGTATATCTCCTCCATTTTTTTTTGTATATATATCAATGGTGATAAGTTTATATACTGTAATACACTTGCTTATATGTTGAATATATTTTATATTTGCATACCTATCTATTCATCTCGAACCGATAGGTATTATGTTTAATTTAAAATATTGTTCAAAGTTATGAAAAGTCGGGTTGAAATCAAATCTTCTGATAGGAGATTGATGGGCGTTGTTATACCTGCGCTCAGTGATAATGGTTTTGTTAACATCACTTTAGCTATGAAAGTCTTGTCTGATGATAGGCTTAAAAAGGGCTTATCTCCTAAGAAGCTTAATGATATTATTAAGTATGATGGCTTTCAAGAGAAATGTAGGGAAATAATTAGTAGACTGGAAAACAGGGATCTATGTAAGCGGATAAATATCAGCCTACAAAACAAGACCCTAAATCTTAGTGATTTAAACAAAATGGGATTGGCATGCCGAAAGGGAAAGGGGGATGGACAGATGTGGTATATGAATCCATATCTTTTCCTTGTGGTGGCTATGGAAATGAGTCCTGAGGTTTGCGCCGATGTCGTGATGTGGTTTGTTGATAATATCGTAGGGGTAAGAAATGCAGCTGGTGACGCTTATATAGAGATGTGCAGCAGTGTATCTTCGCTTATAAGCGATAAGAGCAATTTAAAGGAATCGCTATCAAGAATTGCTAAGGGTATAAATTTTGTTGTTTTTGGCGTACATGAGGAAGGAATAAGAAATAGGGCTTCCTTCGAGGAGCTGGATATGATAGTATCAATAGAAAGAAATATATCTTACGCTATTAAGGCTGGATATATAAAAGATTATAATGGCGTTATAAACGATTTGGGAAGGCAGTGGAAAGATAGATGGGGTAATCCTGTTCTTAAATTGAAGTCCTGATCTTATCTTGTTGTTATGGTTTATGGGTATAGGGGATGCGAATGACGTATCCCTTATATTGTTTAATAACGTATGTTGTCTTGTTTCCAAACCAAATAAGTATCTTTGCTAAAAACATTAATATTATTAATATGTGTAATACAGGTGGTTGTTGTCATGATCATTCACGGGAACGTCCCGAAGAGTGTTGTCATGGCGTTAAGATAGATAGGTTTCTTAACAAATGCCCCGAGGATCCTTGTGATCCTTGCGATCGGGATTGTCAGGACGAGCCTTGTGTTGGCTATGGATGTCCTATAGTTTTATATGATAAATGCGTCTTATACTCAGGTGATGAGTTGGTGGTGGACGGTATAGAGAAAGGTACTGATATATCTGTCGTTATAGACTCATTGAGGCGTATTATAGCGTCTAGGGATAAGCAGATAGATTTATGCCATCGTGAGGTTCTGGATTTGAAGAGGATTATAAACGAGCTTGTCAACGCCGGTGGTAGCGGCGAGGATAGCGGAACCGAAGAGGAGGTTTGGTGATGAACGGTTGCAACAAAAAACAATACAGACCTACTGTAGACGACACGAAAGTACCGTGCTCTACGTACATGAGTACCGATTGTATTTACCCCGGTGATAAGGTTCGTGTGGAGTCGCTGGGATTGTCCCCTAATTGCGATATGTCCGATACCCTTAACGCTATGATAAAGGCTATACGGGATAGGGATGCCGAGATACTTGAATTAAGAAGAATGATCAATAAATTGATTTGATATGAGAAATAATTGTAATCCATGTAAGCCGGAATACAGACCGGGGGACGAGTGCAGTATCTATAGTTCCCAGATCATATATGACGGTCAGTCGTTTCCTGAGGCAGATATCAGGAACGGTGATAGCATGAATAGCGTAATCGAGTCTCTGGTAAGGAAGCTGGTTGCCGTATCTGGCGCCACGGCGTCCATCCAGCGTGACTCGTTCAAGGGCGTTCAGGCTGTCAGGTTAAGATACGAGCCGTTGAACGTGCTCAGCGTTACCTATTGTGGTACTATCGTCCCTAATGACGGATATGTCGTTTCTGGCAGGTCCGTTAAGTTTAAGAAGAAATATTGCATGGGTGATGAGTTCACTGATGTTAATATCGTATATACTACATTGAATAGTAATATTTTAAATACTTCTTGTTATGGCTAAGAGAGTGTACGATACGGTCTTGGCCTCCGAGTGTGACGGTTGGGTATGTGGTGAGACCCTCAAGAAGGGATCTCTCCCCGTAGACAGGTTGGAGCTTGATTCTTTTTCAGAGGCCGTCAGGGAGCTTATAGAGCGTTTTTTCGAGGAGGGATGGTTGCCGGATATGATCTGTGATCTTGGTTGTGGTGGCGCCAGCGTGTTTGAGATTAAGCCTACTAACTTCGAGTATCCTCCTGAGGGCGGTGAGCAGATTCTGGAGATTATCGTAGGTAAGAGTGATAAATGGACTATAACTCAAGCGGAATGATATGAATAATTTAAAAGATATTCTTGCTAAGATCGAGCAAGGCTCCTCATGGGTGTCCTACGACAAGATTTCCGGTACCGGCCCTGATAAGGTGGCTATTAAAGTAGAGCCGGGATGGATGGGTAGGTTGCCTAGGGAGACTTACGTAGCGGTCGAGAAAGGCAAGGTAACGAAACTCGCTACCATAACCCAGAAGGGTATGGAGCGGGTGAGCGTAGATCCGGCCAATATCATGTTCGACATGGAGGGCGGGACGGCGGTCATCAACGCCAAGCTTAACTCCGCCTCGGTCAAGGCCTCCTGCCTTACTCTTGGTGGTTCGGTAAGTAAATGCTATATGGTGTCTATGAACGTCAACGGGCTATCCGTTAAGATACCTGACGAGGATAGCAGATACGTGGTGTACGCCGATCCTGAGGATCCGGGAGCCACTGACCTGTATGACGCTAGCTTCGTTATAGCCATGCCTAAGAACATGGATAACGAGGAACATCATGAGATGTTTGTCTTGAATGGCAAGGTTGTTAATATCAATCAACAGCCTAATGATATACCTTATATTATACTTGATCATGACTTTGATAACGTGACTAGTGAGAACGGTCAGGTCGTTATCGATATCAAGTCCAATACCGAGTATGATATTGAACTGGTATGTTGCACTTGTGGCGATGGCAGCGAGGAGCCGGAACCGGAACCACCCTTTAACGTGGATCCGCAAAGGTTGACGCTTAATAAGGATGGTGATACCCAGATCGTGAGGGTAGAGGCCGGAGATAATGTTTCATGGAGAATAGAGGAGGATTGACATGGCAAGGGAAGTAGATAAGAATTGCGTTGAGGGTAATTGCTTTGCCATTAACGACAAGAGCCATGGGGTAGGCGATAATAAGCTTAACATCGTATACAAGGCTAATTACACCGGTCAGATCTGTACGGCTAAGTTCCGTATAACGTCAAAGGACGGTAGTGTTGTTAAGGAGTATATGATAGCCCAAGATGCCAAGCCCGTTTATTATAATATCAAGATGGTTCAGCCGTTTACCAAGGATGACTGTCTAGCCAACCAGCACGGTTCGGTTGTCTTGTATGTGGTTGAGGAACGGACGTACAAGTCGTTTATCTCACAGGAGGACGCTGACGCTAAGGCTATGGAGGATATAGCTCTTAACGGACAGAAGTACGCTAATGAGCATGGTGAGTGTATAACTGACATCTGGTATAACGAGGAACAAAGGAAAACCTTTATCCGTAACAATTGTGATAAGTTTAGTGACGGTCAGGAATATGTTTACATCGTTCCTGAGGGTAAGTACGTGTCTTCTATCTCTCAAGAGGACGCCGACAGGAAGGCTCTTGAGGATATTGAAAAGAATGGTCAACAACAAGCTAATCTGGAAGGTGAGTGTAAGCCTAAGGAGAATATCTATTATGGTAAGTTTAGCAAGACCTTTACCCGTAACAATTGCGACTCCACTCAATACGGAACGGAGGTTGTTGTTAACGAGACTATGGTAGAAGGCGACTTCAGGTCTATCGTCTCTCAGGAGGAGGCTAATAAGTTAGCCCAAGCCGCCGTAGAGGCTCAGGGTCAGGATATAGCTAATATCAAGGGTAATTGTGAGAAGATACCGGTATTTACCGGATCGTATTCTAAGGTATTCCAGAGAACTAATTGTCCTGAAGGTTCTACGCCTGTTGACTTTACCGTGGATGAGAAGATGTGTACCGGCCATCCGTTCACTTCTACAGTATCACAGGATGCCGCCAATAAGCTGGCGCAGGACGCTGTTGAGGCGCAAGGTCAGGCTATCACCAATGAGCGTGGCGATTGTCAGACTAACGTCTACTATAACGTTAGGATGGAGAAGACAGTCACGAGAAATAATTGTGATGAGTTCCATATCGGTCAACCTTATACTTATGTTGTAGCCGCTGGTAAGTACTTCTCTATTATCTCTCAGGAGGATGCTGACAATAAGGCTAAGGCCGATCTTGAGGCTAACGCCCAACAACAAGCTAACCTTGAAGGTGAATGTAAGGAGAAGGTCGTATATCATGGTAAATACAGTAAGGAATTTACCCGTAATAATTGCGATGAGACCCAGTATGGTACTAAGGTTGTTGTAGACGAGACTATGGTGACAGGAGACTTTAGGTCTACCGTGTCTCAGGAGGACGCTAATAACAAGGCTAAGGCCGCTGTTGAGGCTCAAGGTCAGGACGTGGCTAACGTGAAAGGTAAGTGTGAGAAAGTTCCTGTATATACCGGTACTTATACACGTACGTTTACCCGTAACAATTGTGGTACTGGTACTGGTGGAACTTATACGGTAAACGATAGGATGGTTGATGGTTATCCATTTACTTCCACCGTGTCTCAAGAGGATGCCAACAGCAAGGCTAAGGCTGCCGTTGACGCCCAAGGACAGGCTCTTGCCAATATCCACGCCCTTTGTACGTATACCGGCCGTGCTTCCTTGGAGTTCACGAGAAACAACTGTGGTGAGTGCAAGATCGGATCTAAGGTGACGATCACTCAAGATATGGTAGAAGGACACCCATTCCAGTCCAACGACTCACAGACCGCCGCTGACGCTATGGCTATGACCGCTGTACAAGCTCAAGGACAGGCTTTGGCTAATACCAAGGGTACCTGCTCTAACGCTACTATGTATACCGGTAAGGCTAGCTTCGAGTTCACGAAGAGCAATTGCGGAGCTAATCAGGTAGGAGATCCGTTCACCGTAACCCAAGACATGGTAGATGGTCATCCGTTCCAGTCTTGTGTATCTCAAGATGAGGCTAATTTAGTGGCTATGGCCGCTGTAATGAATCAAGGTCAGAAGATCGCCGATGAGCGTGGTACTTGCCATGAGACTCCTAAATATACCGGTCATTATAGTGAGGCATTCGAGAAGGATAACTGTCCGGGAGGATTGATTCCGTCTTCAGTTACCGTTACTGAGGCTGATGTAACCGGAGGTCCATTCTACTCATACGAGAGTCAATACGCCGCTGACGAGCTTGCTAAGGCCGCTGTCAAGGCACAAGGTCAGGCTATAGCTAACGATCGTGGTACTTGTGATGAGTTGAAGATATATGTCGGTAATTATAGTAAGGAGTTCACTCCTAAGTGTCCTACTTGCCAGTATGCTGATCCTATTACCGTAACCCCGGATCTTATGGGACAGTTCTTCACCTCTACCCGTTCACAAGAGGAGGCTGACGCTTTGGCTAAGGCCTACATCGACAGGATGGGTCAGGCGTTCGTTAACAAGAACTATGATGACACGTGTCATACTAAGACTGAGCAACCGGTATGGGAGACTATCGAGACCGTATGCAAGGATTGTATCTCTAAATTACATCAACGTAATACCAATACCTGCTATACTGATCCTGAGAATCAAGAGCGGTATATAGCTGGCGGTAATAAGACATGCTTCTGGTTTGGTACGGCATCTAAGGCCTTCACCCGTCAATGTGCGGATGGTGGAGTTGGAAGCTCTGTTACCGTGACTCAGAATGATGTTACGGATTCGACTCCTAGCTCTGATGGTAAGTTCAAGTCATGTGTATCTCAGGCTGACGCTAACGCCAAGGCATTGGCGGCTGTTACGGCTCAGGGACAGAGCGTGGCTAACTCGAAGGGTACTTGTACGTGGACAGGAAGCTATACCGGTCAGGTCCAGAAGAACAATTGCGCTGATGGCGGCGTAGGAGACATGGTATCCGTAAGCAGCAGCAAGCTTCCGGGACATCCGTACACCTCCAACATATCTTTGGCTGACGCCAATAAGAAAGCTGAGAATGCCGTTCGTGGAGCTGAGGGTCAGGCTTACGCCAATAAGAACGGAGGATGTACATGGGCTTACGTGGCAAGCCGTGACTTCTATAAGAACAACTGCGCCGAAGGCGGGGTAGGCCAGAGGATAACGGTGACCTCCACACAAGCCAACGGCGGCACGGCTATCACCAGCAAGGTTTCTTTGGCGGATGCCAGAAGCAAGGCAGAGCAGATCCTAGATCAGAAAGGACAAGATTACGCTAACCAGCATGGCACTTGTGTATGGACCGGTACTGGAAGCGCTACTTTCTACAAGGATAATTGCGGCTCTTGTAAACAAGGTGTGGCTATATCAGTTCCTTATAGCTCGTTAGGATTAGATCCTATAACATCAACGGTCTCTCAGGCTGATGCCAACAATAAGGTTCAGGAGGCTTTCAGAAGCAATTCGGCTACCAGAACCGCCGCCCAAGCTTACGCTAATAAGAACGGAGATTGCGAGGATACTCCTCCTAATTGGAGTGGTTGGAGCTATGATGGCGGAAACTATTGCTCAGGTGGTGATGTTTGGGCTAGATATAGAAGGACTGATAGCACTGGATGTCACTCTGACGAGACTGAGAACAGGTTGCATGAGTCTTGCGATTGTGGATGTTCAGGTGGTTCTTGTGATAGCTGTTGTGATCCTAATTCTTGGAGTAGAATAGGAGAGGCTGAGTGTAGATTTGGCGAAAGTGTAGCTTTATATAGAAATGATTGTGGAAGAGAGGAATATCTAGGCTATGGATCTGCTTGCTGTAATACGATCAGTTCCCAAGGGGGATCTGCTACTAGTAGGAATTGTCCATCTGATAAACCTTGTAAATTAACGGTCTTCTATCCGGATGTACTTTCTGGATCTATATGCGCTTCTAGCACGTCTTCTGCCAACGCTCTGGCTAGCGATAAGATAGAGATGTTTAGATCACAAGCTCAGGCATTAGCGGATGTGGGTTGTAATGGAAGAGTATGTAATGATTATGTAGAGGCTACTGCTACCAAGCAAGGTTGTCCGTCAGGATGTACGGCTCCGAAGGCTTCCGCTTACTGGGATTCTGGCGGAAACAATGGCGCTTGGTGTGAGTGTAATGGTGATAAGGCCGCACTTACCGCCGCGGCACAGGTTGACGCACAGAGACTAGCGCAGGCAAGAGCCAACGCTATGGAGTGCGATTGTCCCAAAAACATGGAGCGCTAGTGTAACGACGTCTAGCGGAAGCAGGAAGACGATAAATTACACCATACAATATAATAATCCATGTGGATCGGAAAGGGCGTCTAGGATGACTATAGGATACAAAAAAACGAATGGTCAATGGGAATATGAGACAAGAATAGTCCCTATTCCTTCCGGATCAGGAACTTTCTCTGATTCTACAACAACCAACTACGGGATATCATCTGGAGCTTATGCTTATTATGGGGATGGTCAAGGGAGTGGATCTTGTCGACAATAAAAAAAAGGAGAGGCTTATATAGTCTCTCCTTTTTGTTACGATTAGATGAATCTAAGATCTTTCCTCCCAGTATGATTCAATATCCTACTAATATGTCTGGTACTTAATCCTGTTCTTTCCTTTATCTTATCATAGATATAACCTTTGGATACGTAAGCTGACATATCTCCTAGATCTTTTATAATCTTGTCATACATATCATGCACCTCATTGTATCTTATGATAGGGCTGTCTCTCATTCCTCTTTCGCCTATACCATCAACTATGGCATCATTGAAACCGAAGAAATTAATTATTGATCTTATTATATTTATCATCACTGAATCTTTTGAGTTTTCTTGTTAATATCCATATCCGGATTCTCGTCCGTAGGAATCTGTAATTTGGTTATCGTCTCTCTTAACGTCTCTGAGACAACATATTCTAGTAGCTTGTCAGGACATACGAAATCATAATCCCATTGAGATGTACATGGCTCATCTTTTTCCGTTCCACATCCCCCTAGCTCTAACGCCGCTTTTCTATCCAAGGTAATAAGATCTACGTTTATAGCCTCTATATTAATATCCGGTATATAGATATAACCATCATTGACATAGTAATAATATTGATCTATATTCCCGTATTTACGTTCCTTGTTGTTCGCGTATTTTCTCAATGATATAGAGGTAAATATAATATCATCCATAATATTTGATACCTTAATGATAGCAGGTCCTATACGGGTATATATCATATCGGGCAATCTTTTCTTGGATCTCATAAGTATCCTGCACAATTTAAACTCATCAAAACAACAATCAATCTTTCGGACTCTCTCCATCTCCATGCAATTGATATGAGTGTACAGTGATTCCTCGCCAAATAAGGTCCCATCGGCATACTTCTGGGCTATATATGATCTTGCCTTCTGCCTTCCTATAGATAATATCCATCTTCTACTGACATGAGCGTCCTTATTGATGGAGTTCATATCATTTATGATCCTAGATACAAATTCTGAATTTTTCATGCATGAAATACTAAGGAGGGGATATACCCCTCCGGTTATTACTTCTTTTTCTTAACCTTGCCTCCACATTTCAGTTGAGGTTTCTTTTTCTCGGAGACTTTGCCTCCTTCTGCCATCTTCTTTTTCTTAGCACATGCCATAATCTTACTTTTTTAATGTTAGTGATACAATATTAGTCATTTCTATCGAAAATAGAATAAACAAGGTTGATGAAACTACCAACTTACCGCCGCGGCACAGGCTGACGCACAGAGACTAGCGCAGGAAAAAGCCAACGCTATGGAGTGCGATTGCGTGGAGCCAACAAAGACGTGGTCATGGTCGGTATCTATGAATAATGATTGCATGAGCCATGAACAACTTGTCACATCAAGAGGATTTACGATTACGTATAATAATCAATGTGGTAGATCTATATCTGGTTCTGTGAGTGGTATAGGATATACACAAAACGGAGAAGAGCAGGTCAATAGCGCTAGCTTTACAATTCCCGCAGGATCCGGAACCAAGAGTGGAAGTGTATACTTTAGCCGAGAAGTGGTATGTGGAGATGTAACAATCTCTGGTCATGATTCAGGTAATTGTTGACAATCACTGCTGTTATGGTTTTTAATAAAAAGGAGAGACTTATTAGCCTCTCCTTTTTTTGTTATACATCAGAATCTTAACAGTTCCCAGATCCTCCTCCAGAAACACTTATAGACCCACATTGTACTCCTGAATCAAAACCTATGACACCGGTTTTTTTTACCAGACCCAGTAGGTATACTTACGGTAGTACTTCCAGCCGTAACAGTTTGCCCATGATCATTCCTGCCAGTAACAGTTACGGTTATTGATTTAGATGATCCACATTGATTATTGTAAGACACTTCATAGGAGCACCTTAATGTAGATGTGGAATCAGACAGACCATTACAAGGATCACCGCTCAGCATAGCGTTGGCGCTCCATGTTTTGGGACAATCGCACTCCATAGCGTTGGCTTTTTCCTGCGCTAGTCTCTGTGCGTCAGCCTGTGCCGCGGCGGTAAGTGCGGCCTTATCACCATTACACTTACACCAAAACTTATCAAATATTTCTTGAATAAGGATGAAATTATTATATTTGCGACATGAAAACAAAGTCATTTAAAATACTTGATCAATACTTTCTTCGATTCTATAGATCTATTATGTCTAAGAACGGGAAAAGGAGGAAGCATACGATCGTGGATAAGAATGATATCCTTGAGTGCCAGTCGTTGATCTGGAAAGTCATACGTGATAGGTATCTGGAGGATGAGGGAGGGGTTTATATAAACAACATCGGTTATCTATGTCATAAGATTAATCCTAACCGCAAGATATATCTGAATAAACTTACCGGTACTATTAATAGGCGTGGGACGGGTGGATATTCTTACGTCCATACGTGTATGGATTTTATGCCTAGGAATAAGTATTTTCATCTATATATCTCTCCGGCCTTGAATAAGGAATGTAGGTTGGCTATGGAATCAGGTAGGAGATATAAGTTCTTGTATCGGGAGGTTGAGTCGGAGAGTAAGGTATTTGGAGTTAAATGGGTTTACAAGCTGTAGAAGTTTTTTGTGATCCAGTTAGCCCGTGAGGGTAGACTGGATTTTTTTTGTATCACGGATTCAAATACATATCTTTGTGCAAAAGACTTGAATATGACTATAAAAGGGTTGTTGGCCGAGATCAAGGCCGATTTACATAAATACGATGATAGCGGGGCTATAGATACATCGTCTGTTTATAGATGGGCTGAGATCGCCTTGAAAAGGTTCGGGGGTGTTATAGCGGTCATGTCAGAGGCGGTTGTCAAGACCAGTAATAAACAGGCGGTATTGCCTTCCGATTTTTTCGACATGCTTGACGCCTATAGGTGTGAGCCTCTTGTCTGTGAGATTCCGGGCGGCGACAAGGCTAAGGCTGACCTCCAACACGAGATCGGCTGGGTTGAGCGCACGGAGCGCGGGTTTCGTTGGAACTCCTGCACCGAGTGTTGTAAGGAAGAGTTTGAGACGACGATCACGGAGAAGATTTATATCGGATCCCATGAGGTTCGTTTCCATTACCATCACCCAGTAAGGTTATCTATAGGTCGTGGATTGAGGCGTGATTGCGCCGCTGATAAGTATCGGGATAAATACGCTTGGGATAATTATGATATAACTATATCCGGCAATACTATGTATACCGGCTTTGACGGATTTATTTATATCGTATACAGGGCTACTCCTAAGGATGAGGATGGTCTACCATATATACCTGAGACGGATTTAGGTTATCTTGAGGATTATGTCGAGACGTATATCAAGATGAAGATCTTCGAGAACGCTGCCGTGAATGGCTTGATACAAGGCGCTGGTGAAGCTTATAAGCTATACGCCCAACAAGAGCCGGGTAAGTTCGCTAGGGCTATGAAGGAGCTTAAGATGTCGATGATCACGTTAAATGATTATCGGGAACTGGCTGAGGATAATAGGAGAAGGATGCTGTCTCATGAGCGTATGTGGCCCAACGCTTTTGATAAGTATATTAAACTTATTTAACAAAATACGATGATATGGCTGATTGGATACATTTAGATAAGACAAGTGGTACCGGTTCTGCTGAGGTTAGGGTTACCGCTGATATTAATGAGACTGGCGAGATACGTCAGGTAACATACAAGGTTATAAAAGAGGGGACCAAGGAGGAGAAGACGTTCGTGTGCAGGCAGGAGTCGGTTCCGGTGGTGATCATCCCGGAGTTCGATTACCTTGTGCTTAGGTATATCTGGGCTGACGAGGACGGCATTGACTTCGACACGGCAACCGGCTTCGACAACACCGGCCTCCCGGACGTGGACGGCAAGCTGGTTGGTTGGAGTAAACAGTACCAGACCGCGCAGGAGCGGGTAGGTGATTATCTTATCCACGGTGGTGATAACATGGAATCAGGTAATGAGGCAGCTTTGATCCAGATGGGGCCGTTATTGGATGGCGATAATTACGATAAATTACCTCTTGAGATCAGATGTGGTATATACGGCAACTGGTATGGCGGTCGAGAAAGAGGGAATGTAACTATCAAATTTACAGCTTATAAGGGCGGAACGATGGAGAAACGTGGATATGATTTTGTCAACATAGGAGGTGAGGAGGTTTATACCGGTGATGCCCCTACTAACGTATCCGCTCACGGCGAGGATAATTGGCAAAATATAAAGACCTTGTATTCTAAGGTAGGCACGATGATCTACAACAAGGAGTCTCGTGACTGCATTGTAAGGATTGGCGAGTAGATTTTTCTTCATAATATAAACACATCGGCTCTCTTGTCCGTGAGGATAGGAGAGTTTTTTTATTTTTTAGTCCTTTACTTATGACATATTTGATCTTTTATTGCGCAGGAATAATCTAGCTTTGCCGAAAACTAGCGTTATGATTACATTAAGTGATGTTAACAATGAACTCCATGTCCGGTTATATATACTGGAGGTGCTTAAGGATTATATAAGAGATGATGATTTCGATGGTCTTGTAGATAAGGCGTTGGATTTTGTCATGGAAGGCGTTTCTATACCTAAGGCTCCGGCCAAGGATACCACCATGAGTGACATATCAAAGAGCGTTTTGGCCTTGGTAGCGGGTGCTGGATTAGATGAGAGGCTAAGCAAAAGCTCTTTAGAGTTAGCTTACGATAGGTGTAAGATGAGGTACGTATTCGATCCTCGAAATCGGGATATGCACGGTGTAGTCGTAGGTTATTCCAATGACTTTAATAGTCTGGTCGCTGTGTGTGATGAGGGATCGAAGAAAGGGGTGGACAAAGGATCTACTGATTTTGTGGACGTCAATGAGAGATACGTGACTAACGGGTTCTTCTACATATCCGTAGAGGACGCCGACAAGCAATCAAGCTACATGGGGAAAAATCCATAATTATTATGTTTTTGTATTTTCATTAGGGGTAAACGTTGCAAAGTGTTTAGATTTTCCTTCTGGCTTGTAAGAGTCAGAAGGATTTTCTATTTTTGTGCGATTTGAATGTTTTGCATAATACGTACAGTTTATTAGAATCCGCCACATAAGTGATTATCTGGCGGATTTGCTATATTTGCGAAAAACATAACATCGTGCAAAATAATTCTAATATAGCGGTTCCCGATTCCGGGATGAACAGGGATAAGCATCCACAGGACCTATCCCCGTCTGAGTACAGTTTCGCCTTGAACGCTACCATAGAGGGTGACGATGGGAGTCAGCTTAAGATCCAGAACGAGCCTAGTACCCTTTTATGTAAGCGATTTGATGGCTATAAGGTTATTGGGTATAAGAATGATATAGCTGGTGATAACACTTATTTCTTTCTGGTGAATCCTGATAACAACACCTCTAAGATCACGTTCATGAGGTCATTGGATTATGTCAAGACCGTAGAGGATCAATTAGCGGGATCAGGGAAAGATATTCATCGTATCCTTGGCGAGAGGCTTGAGGAGTCGGATGGTCGTTTCGATGAGATATGTGATTTGATGGAGGTGTTGATAGAGGATGGGGCCGATGACCCTTGTCTTAACTTTTCCATTCATCACCCGATCTTTGATATAGAGATCAAGGATGAGAAGTGTGGTAAGGTGATATACTGGACTGATGGATATAACCCCCAGCGATATGTTATGGTTGACAAGGCACTTAATCCGGATGATGATGGTGACTTCTGGTATCATTATCATGGATATAAGACATGTGGGGATGATAAGCCAATAGAGAGGTGTAGGCTGGCTTGCGAGAAGCTACTGGTATTCCCGCTGCTGACGGCCCCGTGCGTGGAGCCTGAGGTCGTGGAGTTCGGGGGAAGCCTGCGTGCCGGGACCTACCAGTTCTGCGTGGCGCTGTGCGATGAGTTCGGGATAGAGAAGACTGGATATTGCTCATTGACCAACCCTATCATGATATTCGATCGTCAGGATATAGTCATTCGTGATGGCTTATGGGGCAAATCAACCAACATGGGTATCCGGCTTACTGTATCCAATATAGATAAGCAGGTATCTCATTATAAGGTAGGTGTTATACAGAACACCGTTGGATATAATGGCGAGCAAAGCCCGGTTCTTGAGTATTTCATAGAAGGTATACATCCGATAACGGAAAGGACCATCTATTACCTTACGGATCAGTATAGCGAGCGTACGACCATGGAGAAGTTATCCAAGGAAATACCGGTATATAAGACAGCCAGAGGCATGACGTCTGTCGGGAATCGTCTTCTTCAATACGGCTTGACCGTGGAGAATGAATGGAATCTTCAACCGGTCGTTAACTTCTTGGGTCATTTCGTTAAATGGCAGACGTCTATAGCCACGGAGAATTTGTATAAAGACGGTGTGGCTTGCTCTAAATACGCCTCTTTCATGCGTGACGAGGTATATCCGTTGGGTATAAGATTCTTTACCAATACGGGATACAGGACAGCTAGATTCCCGCTTATCCCTCGTCCGGCCACAAGGGAGGAGATGGAGGTTATCGTTGATGAGGACGGTAACTCTGACGACCTGTCGGCTGCGTCGGTGCTGGAGAACAACCCGCAGTGCGCCGGGAACAGCCGCCGTCATCTTTGGCAGTTTAAGAATACGGCAAAGATCATAAACGACCCGTCTTGGGGATTTGATGGTTTTGGAGGAGAATGCAAGAATCAGCTAGATGTCAAGCAACTCGGATATGTAGAGCAGGAATATGCCACGGTAGGAGAGACCCAATTCGTTATCAACAAGATGGGGGAAGATGTTACGGTAGATGATGCTATTGATTATATCGCTGATAATATAGAGAACCTGTGTGATATCATAGAATCTAATGTAGGTATTACTGACGAGTTATGCGCTGCTATATCATTGCCAGAGGATCAAGACGGTATAAAGGCTCCCGATTTCCCTAGTGGATGTGATGATATCGAGAGGATAGAGACCAGGACTATATTGGATAAAAACTCTTTGGTGGATTCTAGGATTGATTTTACATATAAGTTGGCTAGTGATTATACGGAGACAGAGCCTACCACCTTAATACAAAGTAACGCCGAGTCACAAAGGAAATTTTCTGTATTGTGTGATTTCGATAATTACTTCAGTGGAGGTAAGAATATCATAGATCTGGTTCAAGAATGGCTGGATGGTCAGGATGAGGACAAATTCCCGTCTGATATAGATTCTTCCGCCTTGGTCTTGTGTCAGGATATGTCTAATGTCCGGCAGTTATATGATGAGGGTATATGTACTAATGGGTGTTCGGTAGGTGATCCTTACGTGAATCCTACTATTAATGATGTTCAACTACCCACGTTCCAAGGAGGTAGGTCATTGGGTAAATGTACGTTCTTATTCCAAGGCGATGGGTGGGAAGGCAAGAAGCATACCGAGACTATGCTTGATATATTGATGGATTCAATGAAAAAGTACTTCCCTCAATATGAGAGTCAGTTTGGTATTGAGAACGCCATGTGTCTTTTTGGTGATGGTGATAACTCTAAGTTCAATACCGGCATATCTACTGATTGGGAAGATCGTGTGTTTGTGCAGAATGATATTGACGCCAAGACCAATTGGCTCGGTAGAAGCAACTTGACTTATTTCAAGTTCTATCCACATGTATCCTCATACGCCAGATGGGTGGAGTTGGATTACGAAAAATACGTAAGCGGTTTATCCGATCCTGATAACGGTATTATGTATATAGAGATGATGGGTGACTATAATTATCCGATCGGTGACTCATCATCATACAATAAGGTTCGTATAACGTTTTTCTCGGACAAGGAAGGTACCGTGGCTCCTAATCCTTTGGCTAATGATGCCAAGAAAGGTGTTATAGTGAATTACGTGGGTCATAAGATATTTATGATGCCAAAGTACTTGTTCTGGAATGATGACAAGACTACTTTCCATAAGATATATGTTTGTATTGAGCCAGCGGTATGTGTGTTCTTCACCGGTTTCGCCATGAGGAAGGACATGAAGGAACTTGCAGGATTCTATACGGCCGGCACCGCCATTTTCCCTGCCCCGTTCTGTTTTGGCATTCGGCCACTGGAGGTGAAATACGTATTCTTCTTTACGAAAGAACTGAAATTAAGGAGATTTGTCACATATGAGGCGAAATGCATCTCATGTGGAGATAAACCCGCTGATTGTGCTCCTAGACCTTATCAGTATGGTGATTTTGGTTATTGGGAATCTATCAATAAGTATCCGGCTAATTTTGAGTTGTATGATTCAAGTAAGATCGGGATATCGTCGGGAGGATCGAAGAGGAAGGATATAATAGATTCTTTGACGAAATACTATGGGTCTCCTAAATCCGTTGAGGGTAAGTCTTATTTCACCGGTAATGGGGATAGCGCTGAGTACCCCAATACGTCAACCACATTTTGTCAGAAACCTATACGTCATTACAAGTTCCCTGATAACTCTGTCGCTCCTTTTATGGGTAATCCGTCTCAACTGACCGGTCAATATGGAGTTGACTCCTATATTTATCCTATGGGGGTGATGCTTGATGACGATATCGTTAATGAGTTTCTGGATATAGCGGTAGAGAATGGTCTTATAGATAAGGCTAGACGTGACTCTATAATCGGATACGAGCTATATCGTGGAGATAGGGCCTTGGATAAGAGTGTTATTGGTACAGGTCTGGCTTATGATATGTTTAAGTACGATGATCCCGACGGATCGGCTAACCTTTATCCTAATTATCCTTACAACGATTTGTCTGATGATATGTATATCTATAAGGATATTAATCGTGAGAATTTTATAACGCATCCGTTTAATAGGAAGGGTAATATCTGGTATTCATTCTTAAGCCCTGATATTGCCTTCAACAAGCCTGACGCTCCCACTGAGTGCCTTGTTGATGGTTATCAATTAGGTAAATCCTCTGGTATATTCAGGGAGGTGGAGGATCACCCTAAATGGACGATATTAGGAAGTAAGGCTTATAGTATGGCAACGTCATTGGCTACGGTGGAGGCTATGGCTAATTTAATATCCGCTATAGCTGAGTATACATATCAGTCGGCTTCACAGCAATATGTCGGTGGAGGCGTGATGTTTTTGGCCAACCCTGTCGGCATAGCGCTGACGGCTATCCGTCTGGCTACAGGTATCGCCAAGGCCACTGCTCAGTCCGTGGCGGATATAGGCAAGTACAGGTATCAGTGGTTAACGGCCTTGATAGATAGGGGACCTAGATGGAATTACGCTTATTATTATACTTCTGTCGCCCATTATAATTTATTTTACCAAAAAATAGGGGCGTCGGAGCTGCGTGGATTGTCAACGGCTAAATATATTAAGAGCGGGTTATATCCGGTAACAGACATCTCGTCGCAGGGGGAAACCGTAGGTGGTAAGCCTATTGTCATAAACAACCTCGATCGTGAGCATTCGTTGTTCATGTCATTTGGTATGGATAAGTATATGCTTGAATATCCGGAGTTGGTTTCAAGTTATGATACCAGCCGTATTCAGGATGAGTGTAATATTCGTAACGACGAGGTGGCTGGTATGACGCCTCATTTTATGACACGTGAATCTTTCGTATCCTGCCCCTATATGAGGATAAAGAAATATTCTCCGGCTCAATACGGGCAGATAGAGGATATCAGATGGGTATCGTTAGGTGGTTGCGGGTTGATGGATGAGGGTAAGCGTAAACCTGTTTTTGGAGGTGATGTGTTTATATCCAGATTCTCGCTTAAAAGAAAAATGCCTATGTTTTACTTGACCCAGTTTGGTCAGGGAGATATGATACCATTCCCTTACTATGACTATAGGAATATCGGGTATCCACGTTATTTTGTTAATTATGATACCGGGGAGGATTATCTTAATAAGACTGACACGGATACTGGATCGCTATATTCGTTCCCTAGCCGTAAGAGTGCTTATGAGATGGCTTGCAAGACCGGGGATATGTATCTTAGTGGTCGTTTCTTTCTGTATTTTTACGGCATACCTCAGTTTCTAGTGGAGTCTGAGATTAATTGTAATTTCCGTATAGCTGGGTCTGAGCCTTATGAGGGTTTCTATCCAGAAGTAGGGGATTATATATCATGGACCCAAGAGCGTAATGTCCCTATATCAAGGGATAATGTGTTTAAGATAAGTCCTGTGTATAAGAATCGATTTACGTTAGGTGGCAGGTCATTACCAGAGACGTATGATAGCAATTTTTGGGACTGCGCTTACCAAAGACCCAACGGCGTCATATGGAGCACCGCCGACGTGTCGGAGAACGGCATGACCGATCCTTGGCTGTCGTACAAGCCTATGGATTACCATGAGTTCAAGACCTCTTTCGGGAAACTTATAAGCATGAAAGGGATAGAGTCGGATCAGATACTGGCTCGTTTTGAGAATCAGGTAGGGTTGTACAATGCCATAGACGTGTTGGCGGAGAGAATATCCCCGGAGAATAGTGAGCTAGGTACAGGTGGTCTTTTCGCCTCTCGTGGTATCGAGTATAATAATACGACGTTAGGATATTCCGGAACCCAGAGCCGGGATATGATCAGTTGCGAGTTTGGGCATTTTTGGGTCGATTTAAGGCGTGGTCAGGTGTTTAAGGTAGATTCTAATGGTAGGAATCTTACGGAGGTCACACCGGGGCTTAGAAACTGGTTTAAGGAGCATCTTCAGATGAAGATCATCCGTAGCCGGATATATAACGCTGATACGGACGCTGAGTTGTCTTATTATGATATCGATAACAAGTTCTTTGGTATAGGGCTATCCATGGGCTGGGACAATCGGTTCAAGAGGGTTCTGATAACCAAGAAAGATTATATACCGGTAGGGAATCCGAGCGAGTACCAATTCCGTGGCGGCCGGTTCTACAGGAACGGGCAGGCGGTGGAGCTACAGGACGCCAGCCATTTCACGGATGTTTCCTTTACCGTTGGATATAATTGTTTGAAGGGTGAGTGGAAATCATATTTATCCTACACCCCTGATTATTATATCGAGCACCAGCATTATTTCCAGTCTGGAAAGAACTACTCAGGTGAAAGTCAGGAGATAGGGTTATGGTCTCATGGATTGACCAACCAATCGTATCAAGTATTTTACGGTAAGCTATATCCGTTCGTTATAGAGGTCCCGGTACGTGAGCAGTATGTGAATAAGATCCTTACGAACTACCAATATCGGATGGATGCCAGAAGGTATCAGGATGAGGTTAATTATCAGGTTAGAAGAACAACTGGATTTAATAAGGCATGGTTCTATAACGATACCAACAACAGTGGAGAGCTTAGGATGACCATCGCCGATAAGAACGACATGAGCCAGCGCCTAAGATATCCTATAACTAACGACGATAGCCGTGATATACTGGTGACGGAAGTGGACCAGAAGATCAATATCAACGACTACTTCAACGAGGTTAAAGACGATACTAATAACCTACCGGTATGGGTTAAGGACGTGAACGATATTGGCCGGGAGATCGACCCCAGGGCTGTCGATTATCACCGGAGGTGGCGTGATCGTCTTCGTGGCGATTGGTTCTTGGCAAGGTTCGTGAATGACATTGAGAGCCGGTTCAAGATGATAGTAAGATGGTTTAGTAATGACGAGAAAATTTATTGATTTAGGTGATTATAGCATAACTGTTAATACGCAATGATATGGTGAAAAAGAGATCTGCTGTTAGTAAATCAGGTAAGTGCCCTAAATCGGGGTGCATCAAGAAAGTAGGAAGTGATTGGAGAGTAGTTAGTAACAAGACCGGAAAGTTATGGCCAGCCAAGTACAAGTCGAGGGATTCGGCTAAGAAAGCTCTAGCGGCTTATCACATGCATTGAAAAGCGTAGGCGGGTAGGTGATTAAGATCATGTACTCGCCTATTGTTTTATCCTGCATCCGATTATGTGTATCTTTGTAGAAAACGTGATTTATGGCTAAGAAAGACAAGAAAGAGGAAATCCCTTCATGGATAAAGGATTTGTATAAGGAGGATCTTGATCGTGTCGTAAGAGGCGAGCGTCCTATGTATTTCAGGGGTATGGATGATAGTCCTTTAAGGAACGTATCCCCGGAGTTTGATATCCTTAGCGGAGGAGCTGCTGTTAAGGGTATGAATGGGATAAGAGGTGCGTTGTCTCCGTTGAATAATGGCATGGGTAATTATAATTTCAGCATTAGGGGTATAAATAAGAAGATAGGCGAGCTGGTTGATGAGGCGGGGTTGTATTTGCCTGAGAAATTAAGACCTGTATATCGGACTGTGGTGGATGCTATGTCGAGTTCCAAGGATAAGGGGTTGGGTCATATCACGCAGCCGTTGGCCAACGCCCTGTACCCAGCGGACGAGCGGCGGAACCGGCGTCTGGACGGGGAGCATCCCGTTGGTTATGTGGATGCCATAGACGGCATATGGCCTAGGGATAAATATGGACTATGGGGAGAGAAGATCAAAGATAAGCAGGATGGAGGTCCTATAAAAGTTGATGGCGAATTTTATAAGAGGCCAAGATATCTTATAGATTCTGTTGTCGAATCTATAGAAAAGGCTATGAAATCTCCAGCTAAGAAATTAGATAAATCCAATGGGATGGTTGATTCTGATGGAGATAAATGGTATAAGGCTATCAACCCAGGTATAGAGACCGATGTTAAATCGGCGTTATATCATGGTCCTGGGATATTAGGCAGGATGATGTTTAATATTGAGAGGGATGATTATGCCACTGATCATGAAGAGGCTTTATGGAAGGCGTATGCCACTGGTGATATATCAGGGTTGCCTAAGAGTGATGTTAGGTTTGAAGGAGATGATGATAATGCCCAATACGTTGGACTCCCGCAGGAACAAGCTAGAATGATACAGGCTTTAGCTGATACGATGTACACTAAGTTGAATAAAGAAAAGGTTAAGGGTAAGTCGTATAAAAATATATATGAAGATGAAGGCATGAGAAGGGCTGCCTCAGAAGATAATGATGTGGCTGAGATAATCATAAATAGCCCTAACGAGTGGGTTGTTGTTAATGAATCTCATTCTCCTGTAAGACTGAGAAAGAAAAAAGAGGGAAGTGATCGCAAGTATAAGTATACGGGTCTTGGAGGGTTGAAAAACTTTTCTGTTAGATGGCATCCTGATACCAGGGTCTTGGATGTTAAGGATGATTATGATTTTAAGAGGTTTGATGTAGAGGGTGTTATCCCAGAGCGTGATACTCCTCTTAGGATAAGAGATAGAATAGTATTGCCTAAAGAAGGAAGCTATGCTTATAGAAATCCTGGGTATTTTGAATCTATAGGATATGATGATAAGTTTGATAAAGGAGGTGCTGTTGAGAATAATCTTCCTTATGGAGCTGGCAAATACGTTGTTGATCCTCGTAGATCAGATGATAGTAAGATGGCTGTGTATGACGAGATATGGGACTATCTGACAGACAAGAAGGGTATACCACAAACTCAAGCTATTGGTATCTTGGCGAACATCGCCGCCGAGTCAGGAGGGGATACCGAAGCCCTAGGTGCCGCCGGTGATTTTGGCATCCAGCAATGGCTTGGGCCTAGAAAGAAAGAGCTACAGCGCAGGTATGGAAAGAAACCGACATTGACACAGCAGTTGGATTATCTCGTGGATGAGTATCAAGGAAAGGTTCCGGGGTTAGGTTGGAATTACATCAATCAAGGCAAGTTCTTTGATAAGGACGCTCAAGGCAATATATATAATTACTATATGTATTCGAAGGCTGATTTTGATAACGCCACGAATTATAAGGACGCTACCGTGGCATGGAATCAAGGATACGGGAGACCCCTTGGATCGACATTAAGAAACGAGAAGAGATTTGAGTTCGCCGATATGTTCTCCAATAGATACGGTGTCCCGGAGAACGAGCCAATGAGATACGAGTTCGGACAGCGGGATTCGGGCACGGGGGACGGAGGTCAGCAGCCCGTGCCTGAGACGGTAGCCCCTGCCGATCCTTCTTTGGCTTCCCGCCCTTCCGTGGATAGCTGGTGGGAAAAGGAGGGCCAAGATCTGTTATATAAGATGCTAGCTCAATCTGGCGCTAACAAGAAAGCTATAGAGGATATCGCTAATAACATCAAGAACGACCCCCAATCAGAGGCGCAGATAGCGGAAGCCGAGCGTATGCGTAGGGAGCAGGCGAAAAGGCAGTTGGTGCTTAATATGATACCAGGATTAAGTCTTAATATAAAGGGTATGAGCAGAACCCAGAATTAATGCTATATTTGTGAAATTATTAAACGTTTTAGATATGAAAAGATTGTTGTTTTTATTTGCTATGTTATTGACGCCATTCGCTTTGATGGCGCAAGAGGTAATCCCATCAGAAGGGGCTATCACCATTGATTTAACTACCTTCACCGGCATCATGGCTTTCGTCACGATGTCAGCTACGCAGTTAGCCAAGGTTGTGCCGTATATTGACACCCATAAGTGGGCTAAAGTCCTATCCGCCGTAGTCATAGGTATGCTGGTTTGTATATTAGCGTGGTTTCTAAAGGTGTCTCCATTGCTTATAGGGAGTGAATGGTGGGAGACATTGCTGTATGGGATAGCTGTTGGGTTCAGTAGTGCCGGCTTCTACGATCTGGTGAAAGCTATAGGATCACTGTTTGTAAAAAGGGTCTAGCATCTTATAATTATTTGAGATATGTAAAATTTCAAGATTTTATTATCTATAATATAGGCTATTATATTTTGTAATAATATTAGTATTGCTTATATTTGTGCGCCTACCTACTCATCACGAGCGGATAGGCGCATTTATTAATTTAAAACTTTTAGTAAAGGTATGAAAAGTAATTTGATTTTATCATCAGAGAGTAGGGAATTATTAGGTAGGAACATTTCTGTTATGTCCAAGGACGGGTTTGTATGCATAACGGAAGTTATGGAAGCCTTGAATGAAAAACGTAAATCTATGGGGTTGGAGTCTAGAAGGCTTGATCATTTGTTTGCTACTAATGGATTTCAGGAAAAGATGAAAGCTCTTGTTAGGGAGCTGAGTATTAATGATATATGTACTGTAAGAAATCTTACGGTACAAAACCATGAATTGAAAATCAATAAGATAACCGATCTCAAAAAATACGGAATGGCTTACCGAAGAGGAAAGGGGGAGGGTCAGAAATGGTATGTAAATCCGTATTTTTTTGTTATGGTAGCATTGGAATTGGACCCAGAGATATACGCCAAGGTGATAATATGGTTGCATGATGGATTCATAGAGGACAGGAATGCCGCTGGCGAGGCTTATATCAGGATGAGTTCGGCCGTCGCCAGGTTGGTTAGTGACAAGGGTCAGTTGTCTGATAAGATATCAAGGGTAGCTAAGGCTATTAATTTTATTGTCTTTAACAAGCATGAGAGTGGGATAAGGAATACGGCTACAAAGAATCAGTTAAACGACATAGTAGCTGTAGAGAATGTTATCACCGGGGTTATAGATGGTGGTTTTATAGATACTTATGATAAACTTATAGATTATCTTGGTCATGAGTGGAAAAAGAAATGGGGTAATCCTGTTATGTCTTTAAAGGATTAGTATTAAAGAGACTCATCATTGTCAAATGGTGAGTCTGTATTTTTTTAAACTATCTTTGTATCAGAACGAAATAATTTGATATATGGGAAAGTATGTAATTAAAAGGAAGATACCTAAATATCAAGATGCTGGGGAAGTTGATCCTGTCATGCCCGGTAATATTGTTGGTCTTCAGGGTCTTGGAGTGGAACCTTTGGTTTCGTCTACCCAGATAGGATTTGATATTCAGCAGCCTGATATTAATACCATTGATACAAGTGATTTGAGCGCTATCGTTGACAGCAATAAGAAGGTTGACGAGTCTGGCAGCACGGATGTTTTTGACTTTACTACTATTCCTTATTATGGCGCTGATGATATAGGGTCTAGATTCACTCAGATGGGTCGTGGTATAGGGCGTATGAGAAGCGAGGGATACGGTGATTTATCCACCGGGGCTAAGACGGCTAATATCGTAGGCACCGTGATGTCAGGTATCGGTGGTGTCTTAGGGTTAGCTAGGAACGTGTTCTCAGGGATGGCGTCAGAGCAAGGCACTCGTACTAATATCAGGCTGGCTCAAGAGCGGGAGGCTAGGCAAAGAAGGCAATCTCAGATGCAGTACAAGGATGGTGGCGGTGTTTATCTAGGACCTAATAATAGGTTCGATAGCGGAAGCCTTACCGGTGAGTATCTGTATCCGTTACCTAAGTCGATGGAAGATCAAGCCAACGTAGAGGTCGAGAAGGGTGAGTACGTGACGCAGCCCGGAGAGGCGCCGATGGAGGCTATGGGGCAGAAGCACGCCGATGGTGGAACCCCCGTTTCCTTGGAGCAGGGAACGAAGGTTATTACCGATGATACTACCATAGAACCGGATTTCGCTAAATACATTAGAGATACGTATGGTATTAAGGCTACGCCGAAGGATACGTATGCCACATTAATGGATAGGTATAAGGCTAAGATAGGTCTTAAATCAGCTTATGATGATCAGAAGAAGGCTTTGGAGAAGCTGAAGAAGAACGATAAGATAGATGACGAGAATACGAGGCGCTTAAACGCTTCCGTATTATCCAAGGCTATAAATGATAGTAACGATACCGTTAATGGCTTAGAGGGAAGATTTACGGACTTCGCTAACGTCATATACAAGGAGCAGGAAGACCGGAAGATGAAGAAGGATGAGGATACGTATTTCGCTAAGGGAGGTGAGATAGATAACATCATATCCAGATCCATGAAAGAATATGGCCTTACAGAAGATGATGTAGCCGAGGCTAAGAAAGAGCTGCTTAAGAAAGTAGCTGGTATTCGTCAGAAGATGGAGAAAGGCGGTAGTTCTTTATTCGATTATCTCCTTACTTTCCGTCCTGTTGAGAACAAGTATAATAATAAGGATAATACGTTTGGGTATCAGCGTCAGGGTCAGGATGGCTCTTATGGCGGTATTAATACCGATGAGAGACTGGAGTATTATAAGACGTTCATGCCTTTGGCTTACGATGCTTATATGAGCGCTCCGAAGGCTACTGCTGCCAAGGCTCTTCAGGATGCTATATACAACACTACTGGTGGGTGGATGGGCTTGGCCACGGCGGAGAACCCGATCATCGCCAACGCCGAGGCGCTTCGGGATTACACGACGCTCGTTTCCTTTGGCGGTGAGGATAGTCAAGGCAATTACCCGGAAGACAAGAAGGCCGCATATCATGATAGAATGAGAGATAATAAGTTTGGTCAATATTCGTCATCTCGTCCTATGATTGGTTTGGATGTAGTTACAGAGGATCAACACAAGGCTCTTAATGACGCCGGTATCACTCATTTCAGTCAACTGTTCTCTGACAAGAATAAAGATATTGTTAATAAGATCCTTGGGGAGGATATGCTTAAGATGCAGGCGTTAAGATCCATGAAAGGCATGGAAGGTCTTGACTTCATACTTGACCCTCACAAGGTGACTCCCGGTCCTATGAATATAGGTGACGTGGAGGATCCCGATGTTAAGCTGGATATGCCTGAGCTTATTGATGCTAGTACCCTTCCTAAGACGAATACCAATACAAATACAGATAAGTCGGATAACAATAGGGGAGGAAGAAATATAGTAGGTGGTGGTCTTGATTTTCCTGAGGTGTTCAGGATGACTCCGGGATCCGTGACAACGGAAGGTCTGGAAAGGCATTACGCTCCTACCGTGGATCCGGTATTGAGATCAGCGGATCAGTATATGGTTGAAGCCAATCGTGCTTTCCAATCACAATTGGATCAGATGGGTAATGTCCCGGATTCTCAAAGAGGAGCTTTATCATCTAACCTACAGGCTATCATGAGTTCTAATATAGGTAGGTATATTAACGAGGTAGAGCAGGGCAATGTCGCTCAAAGAACTTGGGCTGATAATGTCAATTCTCAATCATGGGCGAATACTTATGACAAGAACATAGCGCAACGTCAAGCTTATCAGCAACGGATATTGCAGGGATTGGCTATTAATGACGAGAATTGGGCTAGATATTTTGATAGCGTGAATGACGAGATCCAGCAGAAGTGGAACACGGCTACGACCATGAATACATTAAGATCTATATTTGGGGATGTTAAGATTGGTCCCAATGGCCAGTTGATCGCAGACCCTCAAGGAGATATATTAAGTTACAGGAGATTATATCCTGCTCAGGAAGTAACTAAAGGCAAAAAGGGATAAATAATGGCTTCACAATACAGTATATTAAGGAATTACGGTAAGTACGTATCACCCTACAACATGGATGTCATGATGCAGGGTATGGGATACATGCAGCAGAAGATAGATACCAATCGGCAGGCCATAAACGAGTATGCTGATTATATCATCAATTCTGATATTATAAAACCTCAGGATAGGGAATATCTTCAGAATAGGTTAAATGGATTGATACAGGATGTGAATAACGTGTATCGTAAATCCAATCTAGCTTCTGACGGTATAGCCAGAAGCATACAAGCCCGTCTTGGAGAGGCTTTAGATACCCGTGTATTGAACGCTATCGCCGGTACTAGGGAGTATAGGTCTTTCTCTCAGAAGATCGAAGATATGAAGCTTAATAATCCTAAGCAATATAGTGCCATAAATGAGACTGTGGCCTTAATGCCGTTTTATGAATGGGTTAATGATGGTCAGGTTGGTACAAGGATGAATCCTATTCATTACACTCCTTATACGGATTACAATGAGGAGATGAATAAGATGATGAAGGATTTCGTCAGTCTTAATAAGGGAAAGAAGTTTTCTGTTCCTGAGGTAGTGGATGGCAAGCCTACTGGTAGGATGAGAGACATTACTGTTGATGAGATGAGTCGATCTCAGATTAGAGCGATAGCCGCTAGATCTATATCCCAGAACGCTAAGGCTCAGATGCAGATAGAGGGTCAGTATTTGGCTGCCACTAATCCCGGTATGTTTAGTGGCATGACTACTGATCAGTTCGTTAATAAATATGTTTCCGGTTTTGACGCTGAGGAGAGCGCACTCTTAGCCAAACTCAAAGGGGCCGAGGCCAGCCCTTCCGCTAAGGCGGCTATTGAGGCGTCACTACAGGAGGTCCGGGAACAGCGCCGTGCGTTAGTGGAGGAGGCTACTTCCTTTATTGGCAATAATATGAACCCGGCTAGAGCGGGGGAGTTTATTGTACGTAATGAATTTCTTGATGGTGTATCCGCTAGATGGTCGTATAACAACTCATCTGAGAACTACATCGCTGATGATTATTACTTTAAGATGAGAGATCTTGATTTCAAGGAGAGAGAGTTCTCGTGGAGGCAGAAATCAAAGGAGATAGATCAGAATCTTAAGCTTAGGGAAGTAATGTCCAAGGAAGCTGGTAATAGCTCTAATATCCCTACAGGTGTTATGATTGAGCTGGAAAAGGTTCAGCCTAATGTTACTCCTGAGAATATATTTGACAATCAATATATTCAGAATGAGAATAATATATCGACAGGTGAGAAGGATTTAATATCATCCATAAATCCTGTTGATCTACGAGGCATAGAGAACGATATACAAAACAATCCTTCTATATATCCTGGTGGTGTTAATAGCGAGAATATTATGGCATGGATCACTAATAATGGCGGTGCGTCAAGTTCTGTATTATCATCAACCCCAAATATGGTGAATAAATACGAGGCTCTTATGGCAGCGAATGATAATAGGAATAGGTATGGTAAGATCATGGATGAGGAAGTTGATTATCTTACAAATGCCTTTGATGTCGCTACGGAAAATATCCTTAATGATGCTGTAAGGGATCAGGACTATGTTACTGGAGGTATTGATACATATACTGACAATGGTATGGTTAATGCGAGGGATGTTGGTAAGAATGGAGCTATTATTGGAGGGAAAGAGTATTCACCAGAAGATGCTTTAAAGGTTTCCGCTATAGCTGGATTGATAAGCGAGAACATCAACTATGCGGATAGATCTATAGCTAATACGGAGCTGATGAGATCTTATATAAATTTGTTAAATAGATATTCAGGAGAAAATTTCACTCTGGAGGATATAAATGATATAGCTAAAACTTATAGTCGTGTAGACAATCCGGTAATGAATAGCGATAATGTCGATATGACTAGTAGGGATAAAATGATCAAGATCTTAGGTAAGAATATGTCTAGAGCTGACGGCCCTACGCTTAGAAGAGAATGGTCTTCATCTAATATAGGTCGTAATATAGCTAAGGCTATTCAGGATTCTAAAATGGTCTATGAAAGAAGATATGACGAGTTTGCTCCAAGATCATGGTCGTTCTCTAATTCTACCAATGCCTCTAAAGAAGATAGGCGTATGCATGCTAAATTAGAGAGTCTGCTTTTGTCAAGAGCTGGTTTCTTGAATAAGGATAAAGATAGCAGGCTTAATAATTACATATTGTATGCTCGTCCTACGGATAATCCCAATACATTTGATTTGGTAGCTATGGCTGGCGGGAAAAATATCGCTACGGTTCAAGTTACTAAAGAGGAATTAGATAGTATGGGGTATAGTTTGTACGAAAGGGAAAGGAATGTAAGATCTGAAGATTACGAATCTAAGATCATCCCTGTATCTTTTTCTGCCACGACCAATAGGCCTTATCAGAAATGGGCGCAAGCTAATTCACTTGGCGCTTTCGCTACTATCGAGAATGCGGCTGAGGAGGCTTCTAGGATGGTTGATAAGTACAATATTCAGAACAATGAACTAGCTACATCAGAGCTTAATAAAAGAGCTATTAGGATTATTAATACGGTTTTAAGAAATTACAAATCGTATGATATTAAAGCCAAGGGCTTTCCTGGAGGTGTTGAGGTTGGCGTTTATTTTCACGGGCAGGCTAGGACCGGGACACCTCTAAAGGTGTTGGAATATAATACTGATTATGCTGATAATATCATGAAGATTATAAATATGTGTCCTCAGATGTATCTTACCCAAGCCGTGGTTGAGGCTATCAATAAAGACGTTATTGTTAAGGGTAGAGATATTAATGAGCAGCACTCTGATCTTAGCAATATTCTTTCGGTGTTGGATAAAGAGACTATGGATAAAATAGATGGAAAAAATGAGCAATAATAATAACGATATAGGGAATGTGATGAAGAGTCAGGGATACTATGTCCCTACTCCATCAATTCCATCTCCCATGCCTTCTAAGGATAATATTTCTTCTATCCCTATACCTGTTGGCATGCGCAGTTCATCGGATATGGATAATGATGTTTTGTCTAGAGAGGGAAGCAGAAGTATTCCATCATTAGTAGAGGGTATAAAAAATTCCGTAGAGACATCTTATCATGATGATGTAAAAGCAAGGAATCCGCTTTTTCAGATGATAAACGAGACGGGTATCCCTAAGGGCAATTATGATATAACTGGAAGCAGGATCAACCTTCGTGATTCAAGGTATAGGCTGTCAACAGGTGAATGGATTCCAAAATACGAGAGTTATATCAATAACGTGGATAATGATGATCGTCTGTCAAAGAACCAAAGCGGTTGGGAGAAGACTTATAGAGGATTGGGTAAATTCATCTATAAGTCCACATTGTATGGTATAGGGGGCGTAGGTCAGTCTATATACGGATTAAAGGAACTTGTTACAAAAGGGACGTTATCCGCCATATCTGATAACGGCTTTGCCGATTGGTTAGATGATATGGATAAGCGAGGTGATTATACGCTTAATCATTATTACAGCAAGGAGGAGAGAGATGCCGGGTTCCTTAAAAGCATGCTCACTACAAATTTCTGGACGAATGATCTTCTATCTGGTGCGGCATTTACGGCTGGAGCCGTTTTGTCATCTTACGCCTTCGCTGGAGCTGGTCTTATGAATGCCGCTCGTATGGGGGCTAGGATAGGTGCTACGATTGCCGGTATGGGGAAGGCTGCTTCTGCTACAAAGACCGGGTTTAATGCTATGCTAAGAGCTGCTCGTATAGGTCGTGGTATAGGCAAGGGGTTGGATAACCTGACTTTTATGAGTACTTCTACGCTTTGGGAAGCTTCCGTGGAATCAAGGAGCGGGCTGATGGAGTCTGAGGAAAACTTCAAGCAAGCTTACAGGAACGCTTACGGCAGAGAAGCCTCATATGAGGAACTCATGAAGTTCAGAGCTGATAATGCTGATGCCGCTAACGCTATATTCGCTGCCAATATCGGTATCCTTACGTTATCCAATATAGCTATGTTTGGTGATATGTTTGGCATGGATCTGGGCGTGGATAAGTTCATAAAACGCAATATATTTGGCGTAGGAGCCGAGAGAATGGACAACGGTGCACTAAGGGCTATAACACCAAAGAAATGGCAGAAAATAGCTGGTAATACGTTTAATATCATTAAGCGACCGGTATCTGAGGGTTTGTTCGAGGAAGGTCTTCAAGGTGTGTCCAGCAAGTCCGCGGAGGATTGGGTGGAATCAAGATACAATCCCATGGCTATTCGCCAGAATATAGGTTATATGGAAGCTATAAAGAACGGGTTTAAGGAGACCTATGGATCTAATGAGGGCTGGAAGGAGATCGGCATCGGTATGATTATCGGATCGTTTATGGGAGTAAAAACTATTGGTGGTATAAAGGAATGGAGTCAAGACATGTCCCGGAACAAGGGGATGGTGGAGGTCTACAACACCAATGCCGGCGCCTTGACTACCGCCGCTATCCGTGCTATTCGTGGCAGTATGGCTCTTAACGCTCAATTATCAGGCTTAAGTACGGATAATAACGCTGACGATATACCTAATTCTAGAATCGTAGATAAGACTTTTAGTGATGCCGTATTCAACCGTCTTCGTTATGATCAGGAAATGGGGATGTTAGATGATACTAAGGAGAATTTTAAGACAGTCATCGAGTCTATACCTAATAGCGATATAGCCTCCGATATGAATATGACAGATGAGCAGGTAAATGAGTATAAGTCCAACCTTATCAGTGAGTTCAATAAGAAGGTTGATAATTTTACTATGGCCAGCAGATTTGCCGACTCCCTTACCGATGGTATATCCAATAGATCATTTAACACCTATATCTCCAACATGGCTTATAACGGTCTTGAGGCTAAGGATAACTTGGATGATATCGCTAATCAGTTAGGAAGGATATACAATACGGATATAGGACCTGCTTTAGATATATATTCTCGTCTTAATCCTGATTCGAGTAGGGATCTTGATAAACTCAGGAAGCTTACAGATGATATACAGAAAATGGAGAAGAATGTTTTGAAGCTTCAGCAGAGTGCCACATCTAAGGAAGCTCTTGAGTCTGATAAGGTCAAGTTAGCCAAGGAGAATGATAGACTTCTTAAATTGACGGAGGATAGGATTGCTTTGGAGAGGAGATTAGCTACGTTAGTTAACTCAGAGACAGATATATCTAAGCTGTTATTAAACAGGGATGAATCAAGGATCAGCGCCGCCGATCTTATGGCAGCTTATGAGACTATAGTCGGTTTTGAGAATGCCGTATCTATCCGTGGGGTTGATAATCATAAGGAGGCTATGGCGTTGCTTAGCGAGTATCGTCATAATCTTGTGGCTTATAAGAATATAAACGAGTCACTTCGTCGTATGCGTGACAGAAGATTCATCCGGGCGCAGGAGCGCGGGTTCATGAAGATATTATCGAACGCATGGGGGAAGACTTATGAGGAGGATGACAGCAAGTATGATTTCAGGAATACCGATGATCCTGATGCTAATTCCCTTTATGCCAATGATCAGGCCATAGATAAGGCTTATCAAGATGGTCTTATAGGAGAGGACGAAGCATTTATGTTCAAGACCTATAATCATATGATCGCCAGATCTATGGAGAATGACATCAAGGCTGATGAGGGCGGTATCGTTGAGAATGTACCTGATAATGAGGATATCATAAATCCTTCTGATGATAGAATCAATAATATAGCTATAAAGATATGGAACGGTAATGAGGATATCTTATCTCCTAGGGAGAGGCAGATATATGATAATAATAAGGATCGTATCAATGATCTTGTAAATGGGTTTGGCGATAATCCTATAGCTAGGCTTAATAAGATTAGGTCAATGATAGATAGGTTAAATACCAACGATAACGTCTTAAATAACATCAGAGATACTATTGATGATATCATAGATATAAACATTAATGGTCTTGATAAGGATCAGGTTAAGGGGGCTATACAGACTTACAATGATCTTATGAATGATATTGACAACGGGAATGAAGTTGATCAGGATAAACTTAATGAGGCTATTGATATCATTAATAATTATTCTGATGATCCTCTTCTTCAATTCGTGGAATGGATGAGGCTGTATAATAATGGAAGTATGGTTGTCAAGGATTACGATAAGTCTATACCTATGGGTGATGTTCTCACGGAGAGCGAACCCGGGACATCCACCGGCAGGACGGAGGTCAACGCCGCCCAGAATCCGGTGGTGTTGATGGCTCAAAAGAGGGAGATCGGTGGGGTCATGTATTATGAGGTAGGAGGGATGAGGCTTGACAGGTTTATGGCGGGATCCGGGCTTAAGGCTCTCGTCACGCCCGGTGAATATGTTATGGATGATAAGATGGTGATGGATTTTACTGATGGGACGAACATGTTCAGCGTTATTGAGTCCAAGAATCATTCAAGATGGATGATTAGTGAGGATGACACTCAGGCTTTCGAGAACGCTACCGGTGTCATACTGGGGCGGCAGACCGCCTTATCGACCTCCAATTGGTTCATGGTGTATCGCAAGGGGCAGGATGGGTCTATTATCCCTTATTATACGGGTGATACGTTTGGATCTAACAACGAGTCGGTGAATCAGGAAGCAGCGGCTAGCCTTCGCAAGGGTGATATGGTAAGGTTTAAGGTGGATATGTTAGATCCTTATACCAAGGGACTGTATGATAAATACAATAGCCTTTATGCCGTTGATCCTAATTCTGACGAGACCAAGTCTGCCCGTAGTGATTTGGTTAATAATATGGTTATTAAGATCGTGGATGGTGACGGTAATTTTGTCTCGGTGCTAAAAGTCAATGATCCAGACTCAAAAGGGAGTAACGCTGATTTAAGGAGTATGGCCTTTGAGTTGTATAGGGATAATGTGGGATCTGTCGCTGGCGAGATTGATATACCGTTCGTAGGCGCAGTCACCAGTGTTTTGCCAGGAAGACCTAATTTTAGCATAAGTGATGATAATGGTACGTTGATGGTCTCCGAAAATGACTTTACCAATGAGACGGTTGGTAAGGTCGAGAGCGTAGGATATATAGAGAACGGGGAGGTTACGATGAGAGATGATATTAAGTATAATATATTCCCGTTCTGTACGGCTATCGTCAGGGACAAGTATGGTGATTATAAAAATTCACGTATCCCGGTCGTAGCTATAAAGACAGGAAATGGAAGAAATTACCTGTACCCCGTAAGATTGAAAAATCAGGATATATCATCATTCTCATCTATGATCGGATCGATGGCTGACAGAATTATAGAGGGTCTAGGTGGCGGAGTAAGTATTGATGATATAATGGATCTTAACAACGCTATAGCCAGATCCGGGCTGGATAACAAGACATATATGATTCCGTTGGCGGGAGACGTGGATGTTATCAAGAAACGGCTAAAGGATGTCAAGGAAGCCGCTAGTAAGATGCCTATGACCGCTGACGTAAGAGGATGGATAGGCGATTCTAGGACCAAGGAGGATATTTTGATGAATGACGTTACGATCAATATCGATCTTAATAACGATCCTTTCATAGCCCCTAAGTTCAGGATGAGTATTAGGAGGGATGAGACGTTCTTCGAGGATACGGAGACCCCGTTCGTCAACCCGTCCGGTTCCGAATCGGAGTTCGCCTCGCCTACGAAGGCGGCCGAGGACAAGTCTTTGGTTTCCGACGGCAACGTAGTATCCGGAGAAAATGAGGCGGAAAATCCTTGCTAAATAAATTATCTTGATTTATCTTCGCGGTGTCAGTCCATCACCTGACGAGTAAGATATTTAAAAGTTGGTCCCTGTCGGGTGTGTGATGGCCCCGGTGGGGACTCTTTATATTATGCAGTTAGATAGTTTTTTACACCGTAAAATTATGCAAGACCTACGCATCCAGCGAGTGAAGGTCTTGATGATGTTATACACCAGTCATTATTTTGTCAATAACAGACAAAGGCAGTTGCTCGACCATACATACGCTTTAAGTAGAAGTCAGGCTTTCGATTATATGACGGAGTTCAATGAAAGACTTAGTGATAAGATAGGTATAGAATGTACGATGGATATTCTTCTGCCTACCGATGATGATAATGCTAATATCATAATCGAGTACAATGGCATCATTAAGAAGTTGATGAGGGAAGCCGAGAAGCTGGAGCTTGATACTGATGCTATCAAGTTCATGATGCGTGATCTTCTTAATGAGTTGAAGGGTGATATTGATCTTAACATCCTGATATTTGACGTAACCCAGTTACTTATAAAATACAATCTATTTAGGTTGGACGCCATAACCGAGCAGGAGTTCAAGGACTCTTTCGTCAGGATGGATAGTAGGAATATGGAGATAAAGAAATTAACTTTATCTGATATCAAGAAGGTGGTGGAGATGATAGAGACCAGATATAATCGCTTTGTATGGTGAGAGAAGATAAATGAGAGTCATTGGTGGAGTAATATCTGCAATAATATATAAAACGTTAAACAATGTTTGAGTTTTATATATCCAGTTTACTGGCCGGATATTAGCCTAAGTCTTGAAATAAAGACTACGTTATTGAAGAATATATAGTTACCTACGGATGTTTATCCAAGTCTGTAGCTCTAAGGTAGGTGATTAAACAGGGATTGTATTTGGGTTCCGGTGCTGCCTGTACAAAACCTTCAATAACATTGGCGATGGGTACTAACAGGGTTTTGCCCTGACTTATGTTGAATAAACATTTTATTAAATTATTTATTGTAAATGGTTTATGTACAGGATATATATGGTAGACCCTTAATGCCAACAACGAGGCATGGTAAGGTTAGAAGATTGCTTAAATCAAAGAAAGCAACCGTGGTAAATCTTTGTCCTTTTACAATCAGGCTTTTGTATGATACAACCGGTTATAAGCAAGAGATTACGTTAGGCGTTGACACAGGTACAAAACATGTCGGTTTATCAGCTACAACAAAAAGCAAGGAACTTTACGCAAGTGAAGTTATTCTAAGAAGTGATGTTGTTGATCTTCTATCAACAAGAAGGGAATTGAGGAAGATTAGAAGGTACAGATTGAGATATAGAAAGCCAAGATTCATGAATAGGATTAAATCAAAGAAGAGAGGATGGATCGCTCCATCAATCCGGCAGAAGATTGATTCTCATATTAGGATTATCGGTTTTGTATATTCTATACTACCTGTCTCAAAACTGATTATTGAGGTTGCCCAATTTGATACTCAAAAGATCAAGAATCCAGAGATATCAGGTAAAGAGTATCAGGAAGGTGAACAATTAGGATTTTGGAATGTAAGGGAGTATGTCTTGGCAAGGGATGAGCATAAATGCCAACATTGTAAAGGAAAATCAAAAGATCCTGTCCTTAATGTCCATCATATTGAGTCACGCAAGACTGGAGGAGATTCACCTTCTAATTTGATAACATTGTGTAAGACTTGCCATAAGGAGTTTCATAAAGGAAATATCAAATTGAAAGTAAACAGAGGTGAGTCGCTTCGTGACGCTGCGGTTATGAGTATCATGAAATGGGAGTTATACGATGAGTTAAAATCTTTGTATCCAAACGTAAAAATGACTTTCGGATACATAACAAAATATAATCGTATAAATCACGGGATTGAAAAATCCCATGTATCCGACGCTTTTGTGATTTCAAGGAATTTTGACTCCGAGAGACTTGGATATTATTACAAACGGAAATTAGTTCGTCGTCATAACAGACAAATTCATAAGATGAAAGCACCTAAAGGAGGCAATAAAAGGATGAATCAATCTCCTTTTAAGGTTTTCGGATTTAGATTGTTTGATAAGGTGATGTTTCAAGGTAAAGAACGCTTTATTTACGCAAGAAGGCTTCGTGGAATTTTTAATATCCGTGATATCAACGGAGAAAATAAGAAAGATATATCTTATAAGAAATTGGAATATGTCAGTCATGGATTGATTTCTATTGTAGCAGGTTGAGATTGTTAGGAGATAGGGGAGGGTATACGAATCCACCCCTATTCACAATCAATATGTTAATCAGATAAGGATATTTTCGCTAAACGATAAATTCCATTTTTTTTGTTATTTAGGATTTAGTTTTTGCCTGTTCGTGAGGATCGGCAAAAATATTTGTACTTTTCGGAGAAACATAAGGTTTGTTACATTATTGTTATTTGGCTCCCGTCCGCTCGTGAGAGTAGGCGGGATTTTGTTTATCTTTGTAACAAAACGATTTAGCAATGGGAAGATCTTGTTATGTTATAAAAAATAAGGAGGGTAGGGTAGATAATGTCCTTGCCCCTAACAACCAACCATCAGGGTTATACCAAAGGGCAATGGAGGTACTGGGCGACCAGAAGCAGGCCTTATCGGTCTGGGGTACGGCCTACTCCCCCGACTTCGTGTCCTTCTTTGGCGATTGGATGTCCATGCCATCAGAATACGACTTAGATAGCAATGGGGAGCCTAAGTATGATGATGTCATGTCCTTTATCAAACAAAAGAATTATGCTGTGGGTAATTTCATGGCTGACGAGGTTAAGGATATCAATAATACCCTTACTTCCTTGGGCGTTGATAATATCAATGATCTTAATGATATGATCGTATCTAACTTCCTTTCCGGCGGTGATATATTCATCAACAGATATAATCTTGAACGATCCGGGATGTATGACGCTGATGAGATTGATAATATTATGACTAACCGATCGGAGTATGAGCGGGTAAGGGATATGATGAGGAGGATTGTCGATTTTATGTCTGAGGGGGATCTCAATGAGAAGGATACATATTTCTTGTTCTCCGAATCAGGTCTTGGTGATGATTATATGATATATGAGGATGCGTATGATTCATTGGGAAAGAGAAGAGTCTTGAATCCAATGGAGGTAAGGGATACGATCATGAGGGCGGTAGGCGGTATCAGCGACCGCCGGGAGTTCGATCAGGCTTTCGCCTCCATCCCCTACCCTTCCTTGGCGCTCCGGTATCAGGAGGATCAGGATTACGCCGATCGGATGTATGACACATATCGTAATATGACCCGTATGGAGGTCAGGGATCAGGATGGGAATACGATTACCGACTCATATTCCAATAGCACCATACCGTATATCAGTATGCCTAAGGGCATGAAAGGTCTAAGGGATAAGGTTGGGGAAATGATCAATATGGACGATTTTAAGGACATCAAGGATGTTACCGGACGTTTATATGACATAGCCATGGATCTTTCCGATATGGGCGTTGATATAAGCGAGGCGATTAGCGATGAGATGGTTATATCTAGGCCGGAGGATATCCGTGACCTTATGGCATCGTTGGATGTCATGTTATCTTCTATACAGAATGGTGATCCGGTATATGATGACTTTATTTCCGATCTTGATAGGATAACAGGGAAAGGGAATCCGATATATGAGGTTCAGGATACTTACTTTACCGGGGATAGGATGGTGTATGTAAGGTCCGGGAAAACATCTCCTTCCGATATGTATGACATGAACATGTTGTATGTAGGTAGAAATACATACCATAACACGACTCCGATAACCGACACCGATCAGACCTATGAGGTGCTGGCTGATATCGGGATAGCCCAGCCCTCGTACTTACCGACAGGCGTGGTCCCCCAAGGGGCTTCTCGATCTGATATTGGCGTGGTCAAGGATAATATCAAGAAGTTGGTTATGGATAACATCTCATCCTCCAATACGGAGAGTATGATCCTTGCCAGATTGATATATCAACATCCCGTTATCTCTAAGGTGGATGATGTCGATATTGATCGGGAGTTCAGGAGATACGAGGCTAGACAGGGGAGGGATCGGGATTTTATCAAATCCTGTACATCGTTGAGGAAGATCCAGATCAAGGAAAGGTTAAAAAAATCGGATTTATATAATAATGCCTTGCGTTTCCTTGATTTTAATGGATTTTATAACGTATCTTTGAACCACCATGACAGAGGTACGTTAAAAAACATGGAGATGTCGTTGCCGGATGGTCAAGTAAGAGATCTCTTGTTTAATGTGGCTATCGAGTCCAGCGACAGCAGCATGAGGGATCTTTTCTATCTGGATAGACAGGATAGGATGATGGATGTCGGTTTTTATCGATATCTATACCAAAGGAATCCGGGCCTGCTCCGGGAGGTCAACGGCGGTGTCGAGGCGAGACCGGACGGCTTGTTCTTGGCTCGTGGAAGGTATGATGATTTCGTGTCTTTCCAATCTGGTCTATATGAGAAGGTGGGTGAGACGGTTAATGGCGGGATATATAGCTTCGTGGATAATTTTATATATTCGGACCCATCATCATATCAGGATAGTATGGTACGAAAGATAGGTGACGTTACGGTAAGAAGTGACGATAACCGTCTATCAAGGGTAGAGGATAATCCCTCATCCAGTAAGATAATTAATGAATACACTGCTAATACAAATAAGTTGATGCGAGATTTTTCGTGTAATTAATCTCTCTTTGACGTCGTGAGACGTTTTCTTTCGAGCATTGAAACATTGAATTTATAGATTTGCATGAATCCGGGCCGTAGTGATACGTTCCGGATTTTTTTTGTCTTGTACCGGTTCTTATTAATACCAATTGCATGACATGACGTGCCTTGATGGTGACATATATCACGATCCCAGGATTATTAATTTTTGAACTTTGTAACGCCCGCCATCAGGTGGGTTTATTATTAATTCAAAAATAAATAGACATGGGTACAAGTGGAGACAAAATCGTGCTGTTAGACGGCATGGGTTCCGGGAGCGGTAGCGCCGCTAACGGTTTATTATCTATGATTCCGGGTATGTTTACCAGCCTTTTGGGTGGAAATAAGATGGATCCGAATCTAGTCGCGGCGTTGATGAACGGCCGTAACAACCAAGACCAGTTCGGAGGAGCCAACGGCTGGTGGTTATGGATCATCGTCCTGTTCTGGTTGTGGGGCGGACGTGGCTTCGGAAATGGCTTTGGCAATGGCAATGAATGTTGCGCTAACGGTCTTCCGGCTCAATTGAACAACGACTATGGTCGTGAGTTACTGATGCAGGCTATCCAAGGTAACAGAAGCGCTATCGACCAGATCTCTAACGCCCTTAACTGTTCTACCTCTCAATTACAAAACGCTATCTGTAACGTACAAGGCGCTATTGATAAGGTGGCCGGTCAGGTAGGTATGACTTCTCAGGCCGTTATCAACGCCGTACAGCAACAAGGATGTGAGATCGGTAACCAGATTAGCGCATGTTGCTGCAACTTACAAAGCGCTATGGCTAGTGGATTTAACAACATCCAACATTCGTTAGACACCGTAGGATGTAATATCCAGAACGCTATCACCCGTCAGGGATATGAGAATCAGTTGGCTATTACCGGTCAGACGAACGTATTGCAGAACAACTTGACTAACGGCTTCAATAACGTTATTCAATCCAATCAAGCCCAGACGCAAGTGTTAGCCGCTAAGATAGATGCCCAAACGCAGATTATCAATGACAAGTTCTGTCAACTTGAGATGCGTGAGATGCAGAATACTATCCAACAGCTTCGTGAGGAGAAACAGGCTTTGGCTACTTCCGCCATCACCCAACAACAGACACAGAACATCGTTAGCCAGTTAGCTCCAAAGGCTCCGGTTCCAGCCTACGTTGTACAGAACCCGGGTTGCTGCTATACTCCTACCGTAAGGGTGGCTAACGAATGTGGATGCGCTTGCGGCACTACTAACGCCGTATTATAAGAAAGGGGGACAATATGGCTGATTTCAGAGGATATATGATCGGTTCATTCGCCTCCTCTCGTCTTGACAGGGGAGGCATCCCGGTAGTAGCCACTACTGGAAAGGTATCTGACGCTTCTGCGGCCGAACCTACGGTTGATTTTGGCATCAATCCGTGTCAGTGGAACTCACTACCTCCGGAAGGAATATTGTTATGGAAAGTCCGTCATCCGGTGACGGAGACAGAGGCTAGTTATCCCGCCACGATCGTTCTTCCGTCTGGCTTATCCACTACCACTCCTGTTACGGTATCCAACGCCGGGGTTATCGTCAACAAGACACCTATAGTGGATAAGGTTGGGGCACATATGACAGGGCAGGATATTACGACTCCCGTGGCTTCTAGTGATCCTATAGTAGGGGCCTACACCGAGCATCTTGTGTATTATAACAAATGCACCGGCGTGTTCAGGATGTTGGGTCATACGGCTACGGCGGCTACCGCCCCTAGCGCATGAATTTACTAAGAAAGAACAGGGAGGGTAACCTCCCTCCCATTTAAAAAGATCGTTATTATGTTTAAGGATTTAAAGAAAGGATATCAGGTTTATACGTTGGATACCTCAGGGGTTCCTAAATTCTTTATGGGTACGGTGGTTAACGTCTCGGAGCCTAGGTTCGCCCAGTCCCAGTTAGGTCAGTATCAGCAGTTGCAAGATCGGGTTATGGATCTTACTATAGAGGTGGACGGGAAGTCCATGACATACGTAGTTCCAGAGAACCAGAACGTGGCTATGGCCAACGGCATTACGCTAGCCTGCTCCGTGGATCCGATAATGAACCACCTGAACGCCATGAAACGAACCAGTACGGATATCGTGAATAGCGTGGATAAGAATAAGGAGATCATAGAGGCATGCGACAGTATCTTGGAGGATATCAATCCTACTTTTAAGCAGACTAAGGATCAAGACCGAAAGATTAAGAATCTTGAGGAGAAGGTCGATAGGATGGGGTCTTCTTTCGATGAGTTAAAAGAGTTGTTAATTAAAAAATTAGGTTAAGATGAGAGTTATAGATTTAGGCAACGGCCAAGAGGAATATGATGATGAGATCTACGACCGCAGAGGCGGTAGGGGACGCTCACGCCGCTCCGACGGCACTTATATGGGTTACGATGGTGGCGTATATGATCATTACGGTAAGGAACGTGACGGGATGATGGAGGAGCTTGAGCGCCGTGAGCGTGATCTCGAAAGACGCGAGAGGGAACTGGAGCGTAACGAGCGGGAGCTTGAGAAACGTCAAAGACATCATGAGCGGGAGGATGAGATGTACCGTAAGGGATGGTTTGGCGAGCGTGACATCCGTGACGAGTACGATGGTACGGAACCTTATATGCGTAGAGGTAGGAGAAGTCGTTACTACTGAGGAGCAGACGCTGATGACCCGGATTATAAGCGGTATATAGACACCCATGGATATCACTTTTCCAAGGAGTTGGCTAGGGAGGCCGCCGATAAGATGCTTAACGCCGACGGATCCAAGAGAAGATGGACGATGGAGGATGCTAAGCAGATGTTCGATAAATGCGGGGCCAAGAAACCTGATAACGCCACTTGGGGAGATGTCCAATATCTGTTCGCTATGTTCTATAGCGACTACTTTCCTAAGGTATTGGACTGCGACCAGAAAATAGTCAAGGCTGTCTTGGCTTATCTGGAAGACCCTGACGCCCCTGAAGGGGCGGCGTTTGTAAGGTATCTGGCGGTGCGGTGCTTCGTCGGTGACACAATCAAATGGAGTGAGATGATATGATTTGATACAACGTTGGAGAACCCTGTCGGCGATAGAATACCGATGGGGTTTCTTTTTTTGTCAAGTATCTTATTATCGTTACATTTGTCAGGAGTAGGTCTTTTTGTTCATAGGTAGGGCGGGCGGGAATGAAAAAAAGGATATCCTCACGGACACCCTTCCCCTTGGTTGAAAATCACTTAAAACATTATGAGTTACTACTACACCGCAAATATAGATAAATAAACGTGAATAGCAATGGGTAAGGGGTATTATTGGATAGAACCTGTGGATCGGACGTTAAATGATTTTCAGTTTTATAAGGCTCGTATCGTGGGTGATCCTGAATATGACGAGAAGCATCATCGTGTTATATTAAGGACGGATAAGTATTTCCCGGTAGGAAGTATCTTCCATGTCCTTAATGATCCGGAGATGTTCGTTATAGAGAGGAAATTTAAGACATGGGGGAATAAGTATGTCATTAAGCCTTGTGAAGGTGAATGGGAATGGGAGTCTGTCCAGAAACTTAAAGACAAGGCTATTATATTCCGTAGCGGATTCCTGCACGGGGATGGTGGTTTCTAACACTACCCGTATCTCTCCCCCCCTATATTTCTTGGTGTGTATGTATATAGCTATATTTGAGCAAAAATAATTATGATATGGAAGATTTTCAAGGTAAATATAATGGCAAGCAGATAGAGCAGCTTTTGGATAAGGCTAATGATATTGATCTTTCCAAATACGCTCTTAAGACGGATAACGCTCCTACCGCCACAAAATTACAGGCAGCTAGGACTATAGTGCTGTCCGGGGCTGTTAGCGGTAGTGTCTCATCGGACTTTGGAAGTAATGTTACTATCTCCACGACATTGTCGAACTTCGACGCCTCTAAGATCACGTCCGGTACCATTGATATAGACAGGTTGCCTAAAGCAGCCTTAGAGAGAATGGTCGTGGTTGCTGATGATACGGCAAGGTTTAAACTTACTACAGCCACGGCTCAGGTCGGGGACACGGTTAAGGTAACGGCCACGAATAAGATGTATCTGGTCAAGGATGATAGTAAGTTGAATACCGAGGATGGTTACGAGCCTTATACGGCAAGTTCGGCGTCATCTGTGCCATGGTCTGGAGTGACCGGCAAACCTAGCACCTTCGCTCCACCTACGGCGGCGGCCTCCACCTTAGGTGGCGTAAAGGTAGGATACACGACTTCTGGCAGGAACTATAAGTTACAGGTTGACGCTTCTGGTAACGCTTTTGTTAATGTTCCATGGACAGATAATAATACGACCTATAATCAGGCCACGGCTGACACTTTAGGATTGGTTAAGATCGGTTATACCTCTAGTGAGAAGAACTATGCCGTATCCTTGGATGCTAATGGTAAGATGTATGTGAATGTCCCTTGGACAGACACTAATACGACGTATGGTGTTGTAGGAGCTAACGGGTCTACAGGTCTGGTAAAGAACGGGAGTACGGTAACCAGCGCTTCTGGCTATACCGCCTGTCCTATTGTCAGTGGTGTCCCTTATTATAAAGACACTAATACCACTTACGCCAATATGAAGGCAGCTACGGCTTCAGCGGCTGGTGCTGCGGGATTGGTCCCGGCTCCCGCAGCGGGGAAACAGACGTCTTTTCTTCGTGGCGATGGAACATGGGTCGTGCCTACCAATACCACGTACGGGTTGGCCTCCACTTCCGCCAACGGCTTATTGAGACAGCTTAATGGTAGCACCTCTAATTTTATGCGTGGAGATGGTACATGGGCTACCCCTCCTAACACGACATATGCCGTGGCCAACGAATCCACTAATGGATTGATGGCGGCCGCCGATAAGAAGACCGTGAACAGGCTTATAGGAGTTAATACGGTCACGACATTAGCCAACCTGCCTATCACCAAGAGAAGTATCACGGCCACGCTATCAGCGGCTACCACCCTATCCGTGGCGTCAGGTATGCAGATAGGAGAGGAGCTGATGATCAGGTGTGTCCCGTCTGCGGCCTTTACTCAAGCCATACCAAATTCAGGAGCTTATGTAAGCATGAGTGGTACTTCTATAACCACTACAGCTAACAAGCCTTTCGAGATAAATATCTGGTGTTACGCTTCAGGCAAGTATAGCATCGCCGTTAAAGAATAAGATTAAAGAATAGATTATGGCATATACATATATAAACAGGGAAATATATCCCAATATGTTGGTTTTAGACGAACCTCTTGATGATAATTACGCTAAGGGTAATAGCTATGATGATTATATTAATGGCAATCCGATTCCATGGATAGAGCTGGGAGAGGAGCAATTGGCGTTCAAGGAAGCTAATCCTAAAGCCACGGTTAAGGAGATCATTGAAGCTAGGCTAGATGAGTCGAGGATTCTTAACGAGGAGAAATCGGCTAAATATGAGGAGCTGAGATCTTATGAGACTGAAAATCTCCATGAGTTTTTCTTGGATGATCAAGATATTTATATTCCTGAATATGACAGACGTAGCGCTTTGGCTGATGGGGCTATAGTCGGTAAGATAACGATTATGGGTCTGGAGTTCGATATGACGGAAGGCAAGATCTTGATCGGGATGATGGATAAGTACGATAACGATCTGACAACGGCGTTAGGGGACAAGCAAAAGCAGATCAGTATAGCCACTACCGTAGAACAGGTGAGAGCTGTCGATGTTCAGTCCGGCTATCCTGATAAGGTAAGTGTTACCACGGCGTACATCCAGCAACAGGCGAAGGAGAAGGATGCTCTCGATCCTCAAAAAGTAGCTGTCGAGTTTTCTAGGATGTTGGTTAATGACAAATCTTTATCCTTATCATTCAACGAGAAATTGAATGTTAAGGTCCTATTTCCTATATGGGGACAAGAAGGAGCGGAGTTCGGGCTATCCGTGGATACTGGATTTTGTCTTAGGGTAGTTAAGGAGGATACGGATATCCTTTACGAGGTTATCCAGCCTCATACGTTATCGTCAGAATGGGAGCCTGGACTCAGTACGGCCTCCTTATATAAGGTTGTTGACAAGGAGCATGCCGGGACTATAGGTGATCCTATCCCTTATTTCCCTCCTATGGAGATATTTAAGGATAAATATTACATTCAGAACGCTGACGTGTATAAATGCACAAGGGATAGTGGAATTCCTCTTAGTCATAATTTAAAGGACTTAGTAGGGTTGTATGTTGAGGTTGTACAGGGCTAGTCGTATCTACCCCCCCTATATTTGGCTTGTGATATGATACAAGTTATTTTTGGCATAATAAAATGACATTTATAAATAAATAGATTATGGCTTCACAAAAATTTGGTTTCGTAACCGTCGACCCGGTATCAGGATCAGGAGATCAGGCGGTTAATTTCTCCGGTGAGAAATACACCGGTCGTCTTCAACGCACTATCAACCTTGCAGTCACCACGAACGGCGGGGCTAAGAAGGCGTTGGTAGTTAATCAGGCAGCGGCTGCTGAGGCGGTAAGATCAGACAGCCCTAACGCTTCCGTACAAAAGACAGGTGGTAATGTTACCATCACCGGTAAGTCTAACAGTACTAAGCTTACGTTCGCGGTCACGTCGGCTGAGGAGAACGGGCTTACGTTACAGCTCCCGGCTAACTACACGGCGGCTGGAAAGACTACGGCTAACGGAGCGGTTATCGCCGACGACCCCGGAGCCGCTGGCGAGTTCGTTTGGAGCATCACGATCTCGGACGTACCGGCCAACGTCACGATCGATGAACTGACGGCTACATTGAAAGTAACCGCCGCTGGTGGTCAGACAGCCAACGTGACGGTAACTCAAGCCGCTGGAGACTCTACTATCGAGCTTGACAATGAGACTATTAACTTGGATGTAAATGGTACTCAACAGACGGTTAACGTAACATCTAACGACAGCTGGACTTGGGCGCAAGCAGCCGCCAGAACCGTATCGAGAATGATGGGACGATAATCAGTTTCTTTTCGTTTACTCAGACCCCGATCGACTTAAGCCGGTTGGGGTTTATTTATTTTACTATCTTTGCAATAGAACGAAAAAACGATATATATATGGCTAATGATTTGAATATTAATTGGAAAGACGGGGTAGGTGAGGTAACGGACCAGCCTCTGACCATCAGCCCGGGGTCCGGGACCGGCAACGCCGCTGTTTCTTTTGGCTCGGTGATGAACAAAGGTCTTGACCGTACCCTTGAGTTGGAGATAACAACCCCCAAAGGCGTTAAGAAGACGCTTACGGTGAATCAGGAGGGATGTAGGCAGGCTTATATCACAAGCGACGGTAAACGGTGGCTGACTAGCGACAATCGGGTGTATGGGGTGTTGAAGAGTGACGCTCCGTGTCAGCGCAACGGTACTTGCCTTATTTCTTATGTTCGCCCTGATGGAAGTATAACGTACACACCTTCCGATGATTGTATAGGCGTTGTCCTTAACGCTCAAGGTAAGAGATTTATGATTGAGAAATATGAGGATCTTAATGAAAGCTATGTAACAGCCGGAGCCGGGAAGGACAGCACTTCCATTTTTTATTGGGGTGGATATGGTACGGATCAGACCGGCATTACAAATTATGACAAAGTAGATGGAAGTGATATTAGAGGTTACCTAAAACCGGAGCAGGGTTCATACAATGGTACCCCTAACCTTTCGGCAAATATTACTGCATGGACAAACGGGGCTTTATCTGATTGGAATGGGAAAGCCAATTCCAATGTATTAAAAGGGGTGACTACCGGTGATGGGCCTTATACTTCCTATGCGACAATTGGCCATGTGCTTAATACGTTTTTAGCTAGTGCTGACGCTAAAGGATATGATGATTGGTATATCCCATCATGCGCTCAACTGGCGTTGATATTCATGAACTTGACGAGTGTCAATAACGCATTATCGGCTATTGGTGGACAACAACTCAGTCCATCCAAAGCCTATTGGGTTAGCTCAGAGTTTGACTCCAACAGCGGGCATCGCGTGTACTTCAAAGATGGCAGCGTGAACGGCAGCAGTAAGGGCAGCCGTTATAGTGTGCGGTTCATCAGAGACATTTAACCATGGAACTGCTTTGTTTTTACAAAATTTGTAATTACATTTGTGGCGCATGTCCATCACCATGCTTTTCATCGCTAATTTATTATAAAGGGATACAGGTCTGTGATGGGATCGGTATCCCTCTATTTTTTAATATGGAGAAGATAAATGTTTTCGATGTTCAGATTCCTGATGGAAGACAAATCCGTTGTATGTCGTATAATAAGGTTACTTATTTTGATCTTGACGATATATGTAAGTTATGTTTCAGTTCATACGATTTACATGATGTGGCTGATACCAAGGTTATGAGTGAGTTCCTGCACCGTGATGGTGATCGTTATTGGGTTACGGTAGATGGCGTAAGGCAGTTGTATCGTAGAGTTGAGTGTAAGATGTGTTTTGAGGTTATAGAAAAATTAAGGGGATTATGAGAGAAAAGAAATTTGATTTCGTGATATATCCGTTGGATTTGATTATCACGGTTGGATTAGATTATAAGACGTTGTGTGATCGTTTCGAGAATATGGAACCTGAGCATAATGGGGAATGGGGAAATAAGGAGGATATGGACAAGGAAGCGTCTTTTGTGAATTTGGTAAAGGATAGGGATGATGATGGTCGATTCGCTATACTTTGGAACTTTTCGAGCGATGATGATATAACGATAAAAAATACCTGCCATGAGTCATTTCATGTAGCCATGAGTGTATGTCAGTTTTGTAATATGTCGCTTGGATTTAAGGTTGGAGAGGATGAGCACGCAGCGTATATAGCTGGTTTCGCTGGTGGTTGTGCTTATGATTTTCTCTATAGTAATAGTACAGAATAGATATAGATTCATTTGTGAAATATAAGAATATCAGCCTCCGCTTATTTGTGGGGGCTTTTTGTTTATCTTTGTCAAAAACATGAAGTTATGTCAAGTTGCGTAATTAAAAGAAATAGTAAGGGTAAGATAACCCGTGTCTTGACCCCTTCCGGAGAGGTATCTACCTTATTCGATAAGATAGCGGGCATAGCCGCCGTAAGTGACCTTAATAAGGCCGCTGAAGCTTATATGACTATTTATAACGATAAGTTCAGGTCTAAGTTCGGAGACTGGACGAGATCCGTGCCAAGGAATAAGGAGGCGGCCAGATCCATAAGCGCCAGACTTAGCGCCAGCGAGTGGGGGCAACTTATGTCAGCCAAGGTCTTGTCCGCCATAAGCGATATGGATGCCCCGGCGTTGGCCAGAAGCCTTGGGAATAGCGACAATGTCGTGGCTTATCTTACCTCCGGAGAGGTAGGTGATGTCAATGATATGGCTGTGGTAGATACGTCCACGGTACAGGAGGTGGATCTGGATTCCATAAACGAGAATAATGTTGGCGATACGATACTGAAAGAGGCGTCATGGGATGATATAAGGGCTATCAGGGAGAATATAGATATTAGGGAGACAGCCCGTATGTTATGGAAGGCCGTGGAAAGCGCTTTTACCGGGCAACGGCCTAATATCAGGGTGAAGGGTGGAAATATAGATGGTGAGATCATATTTTCTGGTAATGTCTTGCCGTTAAATAATATTGAGAATTATACTCCTCCATCTTCAAGACTGGTATATGATTCCGGTGAGCCTCGCCTGTTCTTTAGATCGGATGACGGCAAGATACACGACTCTTACGCCAACGCCATAAAAGGATCGTCCGGTGGGCGGGTCGAGGCCGGGTTCTTGGCCGGCAGTGTCGAGGAGAGCGACGTCCCGTCCGGTACGGCTGACATCTCCTTTGGCTCTTCCTCCATAACCCTCAATAACAGTGAGTCATTTATCCCGGTCCTTGGTATTAGCTCAAACTCAGATATAAGTACTCGTGGAGGGTTTATTAATTACCTTATCAAGAAAGGTATGTTGAGTGGGGAACGTATAAGACTAGGGGATAGATATTATCTTACTGGAGCCGGCAATTCTGATGGTCTTAAGATCTATAACGCTATGAATGCCTTATCCAGCCTCAGGAATAGGTTTGGAAGTCAATCCTCTGAGATGAACGTATTGGGTTCTATAGGTTTTGATACGGAGGTAAGTAATGATCTTGATCTTATCACTACGTCCGGGGAGAAGGTTACGGTAAGCAGACCGGAGATCAAGGGTATGTTAAGGCAAGGTAAGTTCGAGGAGCTTAATAATAAGTATGATGGATTCATGGAGCTAGCCTTGTCGTTGATGATGGAGGATAACGCTTTGTACGGAAGTAACGTCCGTGGGGTTATCGAGAATGAGAAGGCGGAAGATCTCCAGAATAGGACTGATATCACCAATATCTTATCCACGTTAGGCATCCGTGTGATGGGTATGTCTGAGTATATGGATAAGTATAAGATGCGTAATGGCGTGGATCCTTCGGCTAGGGCCTTGTCTGACATGGCTAATGGGGTTATCGCTTTGGCTGAGGGGGCTACGGTAGAGGATCTCAATGAGGAGGTGGCTCATTTCTTGATCGATACTTATCGTAACCAGCAGGAGATTGATGAGGTGCTGGATTCTGTTGTTGGTACGTCGTTATGGAATCAGTTCGCTGGTCGTTACTATGAGGTGTATGGGAAGGAATACCAAGGAGAGGAGTTGGATCGGATGGTGAAGCGGGAGATCCTAGGCAAGACGTTGGCCCAGCGGTTCGTGCCGGGCATGGAACAGGCGGTAGAGGATCTGGCCTCGTCTGAGGACGCCCAGCTCTCCTTGTTTGGCAGGATGGTACGAGCTATACGTAATTTCTTCTCTAGCCAAAGATCGGATTTAAATAAGGTACTTGATAGGATAAAGGAGTCGGCGTTAGCTGATGATCCAAGCGCCTTTGACGTGCTTCTGCTAAAGGATAGCAATCATCTCATGTATTCGTTATCGGACGTTGACGTGGCTAATAAGTTGATCAAGAACGGTAGGTCATTGGAAAGGCTATACACTAGATTGCAGAGGATGAGGTCAAGCCAAAGCCAGAGGATCGGTGAGAGTATCTCCCTTCTTCGTGATATAGGCGAGAAGGTGAGACAAGTCGGGGGTGAGCTTAATAAAAACAACAACCTGCTATCCACCAAGAGTGTCATAGCGACCGCCAAGGCTGAGGTGGAGTATTTGGTCACTGTTGCCAGTAGCTTGCGTAAGAGCGACAAGGGACTTGATTATGAGACGATACAGGTTATCGATAACGTGTACGGGGAGATAGTGCCTTTGATCAGGAATCTTCGTGGATTCGTCAATAATCAGGCGGCGGATTATTATGGCGTCAATAAGGTTGGTATGGTAGAGGATATGGATGATATATTACGTATGGCTGAGACATCCATGTCCGATATAAACGCCCTTCGAAGTGATCGTAATGAGGACTGGCTGGATGGACAGCTTCGGATGTTTAATATCCCGGAAAGATATTGGAATGGGATAAAGAAGTTGATAAATAACATCCATAAGGATATCAATGTCATGTCCCGATTCTTTGGCACACTGGAGCATAGTGGTAACGCTATCTTAGGCATGTTAGGGCAACGTCTTGCCAAGGCTTATAACGACGCTCATGTTGAGGGTGTGGCTAATATCAATAAGATGACTAAGATGATGAAAGAGCGTGGATGGGGGATAAAGGATAATGAGGATCTTATACAGAAGATAAACGGTAAGAACTCTGATTACCTTGACTCGTCCCGTGATTTCGCCAAATACGATTTACTGTATCGGACAGAGCAGGCGAAAGCTATTATTGATATATATGATCTTAAAAAGGTTACGGGTAAGACCGAGAAGCAACTTATCGACATGCTTTTATCTGATAAGGGGCTTAAGGTCAAGACTCGTGATGATATCGTAGGATATGATGGGGATAAGCCTATTACGAAGGCCGTGTATCATGTATTCAAACCTACCATCCAGAATTTTGATATCTCGGACATGACGTTCGAGGATCAGCAACGGTATCTGGATACGATAAATAGGTGGTTGGATGAGAACCAAGAGAAACCTATGGTGCAGGCTTATTACGATAAGATCGAGAAAGTTAATAAGAAGGTCGAGGAAAGACTGGGTCGTAGGGTATCGCAAGCCACGTCCGATTTCATGACCCGTATCCGTAGAAGCCGGTATGTGGCTATGGATAAGTTTATTAAGAACAAGAAGGTCGATTGGGACGCTTTCCAATCTGACCCTATAGCTTGGAGATCTTATCTGGATATCCTTCGTGATAGGGCTATAGCCAAGAGCGAGTGGTATTCCGACGGGACACCAAAGGAAGCGGGGTCCGAGGCGTTGATGATGTCCGAGGAGATCAAGGCATGGGACGAGGCGTGGGCCGAGGAGTTCGGGAATACCAACGAGGGTCGTAAGGCTTCAGCCGAGTTTAAGGAGATACTGCGTGGGATAGAGCGGTCCGAGGGCGGTAAGGCAGCATTCGAGTTCCTGCTAGCCGGTGGTCATCTTGGCTTCTCCAAGGATATGTGGGGATCCGAGGAGGGTGATTATTACGAGAATCTGGTTGATAAGATCACGGAGCAATCTGTATCATCATCAAGGATAGAGAAGGTAGAGGAGGCGATGGCAACAATAAATGAGATTAACGATCAGTTAAGACCTTTGCTTATTCAGTACCGGGACAGTACCAGATATGGCGAGTATGATTTCGATCGTCTTCGTGGATCATCGTCATTAAGGAAGATAAACGAGCTATACGACCGTCTGGCCGAGGCCAAGAGTGTTATTAACGCCGCCGCTTCCGCTGAGGATATTGAGATGAATATGCCCGATACGGTGGAGAGTGGCGTTACAGATTCCTACCGTAATGCGTTAAGGGATGCCGTGACATACGACAGGGGAATGGATGAGATTAAATTCGCCAAGGAACATATGTCTGCCCGCTCCCGGAGTCAGGTAGATAGGATGGCCGCCAAGCTGTCACAGAAGAATCCATCATGGACATCCATGGAGACAACGTTCCTTAGAAAAAAATACGGTCCTGATTTCAGTGATAAGCTGGCTAATGATATAGCTATGGGTAAGGCTAATAGTATACTTATTGAGTATGCCAGAACCCGGCTATATCCTTATATGAGAAAATACTCTCCCAAAGGGTATTCTGATTTTGTCAGGAAGATAAATAACGGTACGTATAAGGTGTCGGATTTTTTTGATGCCATGGAAAGCGGTATATCAAAGGAAGAAAGCGTGTCCCGTTTCGGCTTCGATATTAATATGATTGATTTGTCGATCAACAACCAATGGTTAGATGAGGCTGATTTCGAGAGTTCCTTCCGGAATCCTAATTATAATCCCGATCTAGGTTATGGATATCATACGCCTAGATTTGATAAGTACAAGAATGAGGCTTTCTTCAAAAAATACGGTATTACCAAGGAAGGAGAGGAGGCCACGATCAACAAGGATAAGTGGGAGATGAGGAAGGAATTGCTTAACATAAGCCGTAAGGCTATGGAGGATTATGATGAGCGTTTCAGGAATATCTACCAGATACCACAGATATCCAAGGGCGGAGTGGAGAGGATGGTGCAGGCCGGGGTTGACCCGAAGGCGGCCATCGGAAACGCCGTACGTGACATCGTTGGCGAGAGGGTTGATGATCCCATACATGGTCAAGGACAAGACCTAGGAGGGCTTGATGAGAACGATAACAAATATCGCATGATCCCCAAGTACTATCTGAGCAAGCTAGAGAATGCCGATGACGTATCCCATGACTTCGCGTACTCCTATTCTATGCTATCCCTTCAGGCGGCATCTTATAAGTATAAGAGAGCTGCTTTGGATGATGTTATGGGATATAGGAATATGATGCTTGAGACACAATATGATGGGGGAAAGAATCCAGAAGCCACTCATGCCTACAGGATGTTTCAGGACTGGGTTAACGCCAGTATCTATGACGTTAGGATAAACAATAAGCGGACTGAATGGAATATAGGCAATTATAAGGTCGATCTTAATAAGCTGACCCTTATGTTTACCAAATTTGTGTCCAAATCCAACTTAGGCTTCTCCCCGTTCGTGGCGGCTACCGGTGCCCTTACCGGGCAGGCCAACTTCCTTTTGGAAGGTATGGTAGGACAGTACATAAGCAAGGACTCCATGAAATACGCTTATGGAGAAGCCCAGAAGCAGTTAAGCACGTACGTGTCTGAGATCGGGGACATAAATCGTACCAATAAGTTATATGTTGTCGGTGAGGCCCTAGGTGTGTTTAATGTCCGCGACCGTGTACGATCGGCGGCATATAACAAGATCTGGAGAACCTTATTCCGGGATCTGCCATTTAAGATGATGGAGGTTTTGAACTCTCCTTTGGACCCGCAGGTTATTATCTCGGTAATGGATGACACTCGCCTGTATGAGGGTCAGTTCTGGTCATATTCTAATTTCAAGGAGATGATGATGAAGGACAGGAATATGTCCGCTAATGAGGCTAAACGTAATTGGGAGCGTTTAAGGGATTATTCCATATGGAACTTAGTAAATGTCAAGGACGGGAAGATCGTGGCTAAAAACGAGGCTAATAAGGATATTATAGACCGATACATACCTACATTGTCCAGCAGGGTCAGGAGTATGGTGCAGATATGCGACGGCGCCCTTAACGAACAGAACCGGGTGGGGGCTAGCCGGAACGCTATCCTTAACATGGTGCTCCCTCATCGTGGATGGTTTATACTTGCCATTCAACGGGCATACAAAAAAGCCGGGTTTAACTTCCAGACCAACCAGTTCGAGGAGGGATATATGAGAACGTTATGGAGATTCGCCGGAGATATCTATAATATGATGTCAGAAGGCAGGATGAAGGAAATACATGACGTGCTGAAAGAATATCATAGTCTTAATCCTTATGAGCAGACCAATATCAAGCGATCGCTTATCAATATGGCAGTATTCGCTACGATGATAGCCATAGGAAGGGCTTTGATGGGATATAGGGAGGATAATGAGGATAGCTGGTTCGGGCAGTTCATTACCTATATCGGGTTCAGGACGATCAATGAGATCGCTTCCCAGACATCCCCGTTCATGGAGCTTAACGCTATAGATATGTTACAAGACCCGCTGGTCACGGCCCGGAAGCTAGGTGATCTCACCGATCCTCGAAACTGGGATCCGTTCGCTACCGTCCAGACCGGCGTGTATAAGGGCGAGAGTAAGCTATGGAGGCAGCTCATGAAGTTCTCGTTTGGTAAGCAATGGTATAATATCAAGACGGCTAGGGATATTAAGCAGACATCCGACTACTGGTTGATGACCAACGGCATGACGATGGGATTCTTCCTAGGTGGTAGGAATAAGGATGAGTCTGGGGAGGACGCTAATTGGTACTTTGACAGGGGAAGATAACTGATATAGTATGACAAAAAAATAGCCAGTCGATTGCTTAAAACAATCAGATTGGCTATTTTTGCATTCCCATCTATCCATCCCGGACGGATGGGAATAAATATTCTATTCATGAATACAAATGTAGATCTTTTTCATGATTCCACGAACAATAGTAATGGAATTTTGACGTCCGAATCCAACGAAATGGATTTAAATACATTAATACCGGTAGTAGATAATAATAATCATAAGGTTGTAGACGCCAGGCTTCTTCATGCGTTTCTTCAAATAAGAAGAGATTTTACATCATGGATAAAAGATCGTATATCAAAATACGGTTTTATTGAAAATCAGGACTTTGTATTGATAAAATATGATTATTTAGGTAACTTGCTGAATGACAGACTCCCCCATTTTGGTGAGTCTGATACTCAGGTAGTTGCAAAGACTGATTATCTACTATTGATGGACATGGCCAAAGAGCTATGTATGGTAGAGAATAATGATAAAGGGAAGAGAGCTAGAAGGTATTTTATCGAGAAAGAAAAAGAATTAAAGAAGTTGGAAAAGTCGAATAATGATCAAGTAAGTCATTTGCGTATTCCCGACTTTTCCAATCCAGCGGAAGCCGCAAGGGCATGGGCTGATGAGTATGAGGCCAAGGTGAAGGCCGAGAAGGAAGCTATGTTGGCACTAGAAGCCAAGAACAAGGTCGAGAAGGAAAAGAAGATTGTCCAAGCCGAATTAAATACAGCTATAGATACTATAAAGGAGAATGAACCGGTAATTGATATGTTTAAAAGGTCTATTCCAAGAGAAGGTGTCCTTATCCGTGAATCATCAAAATATTTTGAGCAGTTCGGATATTATATCGGGATAAAGAACATGTATCCGTTATTACAGGAATTGAAATACGTTTTTAGGAACGAGAGAGGTAGGATAGAAGCGTATCAATCCGCTCGTAATTCCGGATTGGTTATATATGGATCTGATCCCGGTGATGAATATTGGGAGGCTAAGGCCGTGACTGTTATGATAACATTAAAGGGATTTGTTAAACTGGAAGAATTGTCAAGAAAGAGAAGGAGCGTTTTTGAGAAATATGGTAGGTTTACGATATGATGCCCCTCACTGTAATTATTCTGATAAAGGCAAGGCTATTAGAGCGCTTACTGGTGATAATAGGTTCACTAAAGATATTGATTATAAAGTTTTTACCCAAAATGGTAAAAACCCTACTGAGGGAAGATCAACAATTGTATGTATGATAACTGCGTTTTGCATGGAATGTTTGATAACAAGGAAAGAAAGATGAGTAGGTGATCATATACCATTTTACACCAAAAGCGTAAAACAATATACATTTGTACGAAACTTCATACTGGGTATCACCAATACCCTCTACCGGTTGCTCAAAAGTGAGATCGCCGGATTCTTTTACTTAACAAAACGTTTTTGATTTTACTTACCCAACGAATGTTTTAGGGTAAAACCTTATATCAAAGACCTCTTTTACCCAATCGTCTTGTCCGAAACAAGGGACTATATGATTCGATTGAGTGAGACAAAATTAGAAAAGAAGAATGTGAAATTAAATAACATGTGTATGTTTACAACATATATGATATAAAATAGTATATAATAACCGATGAGTATAAATAAATAGTTATACTATTGATGCTTAATGTAATCCAAAAATGGATTTACATAATAATAGAAGGATAGGCGATTATCATCCTATCCTTCTACTGTTATCAGCCCTTATGCTTATACACAAAATCATCCACATCCATATACTCACATCCGAAGTTCTCCGCCGTCTTCTTATCGGAGTCGGAGAGCTGTCCTTCTTTCCCGGAAGCGTCCCCGATCATCAATATAGTATCCTTATAATAAATACTCCTCTATTTTCTTGGCCATGTCAATAAGCATTTCGCATTTAAGGTCGTTAAACTCCTTGCAAAACCTCATGTCTTCCTCATGCTTTTCCTCAGGTGATCTATTGTCGTTTATGCTATAACATGGTGACGAATACACGGGGATAGGTTTCATGGCCTCTATAGCCAATTTAATAGCCTTTTCTTTGATATCGCTCATACTATTTTCTTTTTGTGCCCAGATCATGCCGCTATGAAGGCAATTAGGATCATTATTATGCTCTATTGAACAAACTCCTTCGTCATAAAAACAACATCCCTCACAACTCTCTTCTTTTATCTCAGGGATAGCTATGTATTTTTCCCCTTTATATATTTTAACTTCTCCTTTTCTTAACTTACTCATCTTATCAAATTTTTGTATCCCACTTTCTTCAACTGCTCTTCGGTAGCCTTCTCCTTCGGGAACTTCCCGTGCCATTTTCCGGGCACCACGACATCACGTCCGTCTGGGCTGGTAGCCAGCCTCCCGCATTCGCTGCACAGCCCCATGCCCTTGTACGGCTGTAGTTCCTTGGCATAGTCGAATTTATCGACCATATGCTCGTTTGTCAACATCCAGTAACTAGATGTAGCGGTATTATCAACGCAACCGCATTTAGCGCATACAAATAAGCTCATATTTTAGTATCGTTAAATATCGTTATCCTTATCATCGTCAACCCTCTCTACCTTGATCGTTCCCATATCACCTGAAGGTAACGTGATATCACTATACACGTTATTCCAGTTCTCGTCAATGGCCAACTGATGTAATATCGACCTATATATCTGGTAGGTGTTGCCGATAAGTCTCTTCCTGTTTATTTTATCCTTACTGCCTCCATCATACCCTATATGCTCAAAATCCTCAAGATCTGGGAACAACCTTCTTCTTATCGCTCGTGAGTTGTTGACTATAAAGCTTCTTATCCCCAGCGATTCCGTCCTATCCATATCATCTATCAACGTATCTGTCGTATGCTGTAGATCCATGTCACCCGCCGCAAATCTACTGATGTCTTCCACGCATTGTGAGATCAACATCAGTTGCTCCCTTGTTAAGGTTATTTTGTAAAGTTGTTTATTATCCATGATTATCTGATATTAATTTTTCTTTTATATGTTTAGATATATCAATTATCTCATCTTTTATATTGCAGTCATCTTTTGATAATGAACCAAATATACATGATATAGCACCCTTTAGGCCTAGCGCTATCCCTATCTCCAACATTTTTTTATCGGTGTTAGAGATGTCTATAGGTTCATATAATATTGATGATATGCTGTTAATGACGTATATTATATCATCTTCATTCATTGATGTAGACTTGTCAATAATTGTAATAAAATCTTTTATAACCATAACATAGGCTATCTTTATTTCTTTTATCGTATCATCGCTTAGATGCCTATCCTTTATATGTCTTTCAACATACCGGTTTACTAAATTTCTATTTTGTTTGATTTGCTCATTTTATTTTTGTCTTTTGCATATTTCATATCATTTACGTCGTTAATTTTATTATCAGTATAGTAAAGATGAATATCACATATATTATAGATATCCAAGTCATTACACTTACCATAATTCCTATATTCCTAGGTATAGGATCTATTCTCCTGAATGTCAGGATCATGAATATAAATGTCTTGAAGTTCATAATTTATTATATTTTTCTATATAGTTAACTATAAAATCTTTAACTCCTTTTGGGGCATCTGTTAGTTTAAGTTTTCCTTGGAATATATCCTTGCCGTACTCGTCCATGATCTCCCCGAACGAAGGATTCATGACTCTTGTTGACATGCATATCGGTTGATCGGTATCGAATTTGAGGACAATCGTTTTTCCGCTGTTTATCACCTTTTTTAAAGCCACGTAAAGTTTTCGGCCTTTTATTATATCACAATTCCCTTTTAGGATATTGGACATATGTATAACATGCTCTTTCTTGATACGGGGAGCTTGCTTCCTAGGACTTGTGTTATTTATATAAACAATATCCCCTCCATTTAACTTCCATTTATCGAAACATGACAAACATATACCGTAATCCGCCCATTTTCTTATTCTAGGCAACATCCGTTTACTTCCTGCCGGCATCTTTTTCCCGCAGCATTTGCATTCCCAATCTTTGATGGTCCTGAACTCTGCATAATCATCTATCGAATATTTTCTTTTAACCATTCACCTGATTTTAATTTTCTTTTTCTATTTTCAAAATTATCATCACCATACTCATAATTAGGACAAGCTTTGTTGCTTGGTCGTCTAACATAAGTCTTTTGCTTCCTGTTATATTTACTGTTAGGATTTATATAATGGTCACACACTTGCCAAATAGGGCAACATACTTTCCCGTATCTTTTCGCCCACTCCTGATCATGTAGATGTATACAAGTGGCGCAAGTCGGATTCTTAAGCTTATCCTTGTTATCATCTATGATCTTATTGACCCGATCAAGAATAACATGCATTTTTTCAATATTTATGACGTTAAATGCATCTGGTATTGGAAGATATGTCATCGAGCTTATATCTATGTCCATTTCCTTAGACTTATCGTAAGCCGATTTGTATTTCCTTATCATCAAATCCTTTAATTGATTTACTTTTCTCTCGTAAGTCCCCATATTTCATTCAGTTTTCCATCCTTGTTTCTTCAATAGATCCACCATCATCCCCTTTATCTTAGGACTGATAGCCTCGGTAAGTATATCAGCGGCTAAGTTGATAGAGAAGTTTGTCATTCTAGATTCCCCTATATACTTCTCGCTGGTAACTTCTTTCACATAGTCGTGAATATCCTTGATCATCTCATTTTGAGATCTTAGGAGATTCAGTATCTCATCGAGTTTATCATTCATCTTTTTTCTCAAATACACCTGACAATAACCAGACAATCACTATCAAAAAGAAAAATAACCCAAGAGCCTCATCCGGGTAATCATGTATGGCCTCTAGAACATCTCTCATAGCTTGACATCCATTTTGTTGATTATCTTATAAAATATATCCCTAGTCAGCTCAATATCATAAGTAGCGTCATGGAGTTTATTCTCATCAATCTCAATACCCATAGTCTTAGCCACGGTCATCAACTTAAAGTTCTCCATATCGTTTCTTACGCCCATAAGGAATGGTGTCACCATAACATATACATCCATACAGTTAGGATAGAACCATGATCCAAAATACTTATCCCCACATTGCTGGAATAAAGCCCGTAGGAAGCTGTTATCGAATCCAGCGTTGTTATACCCCACTAAATACATTTTATCCCTCTTATCGAACTTATTCACGTATTTGGATAATATACCAACTAACTGCCTGTATCCGTCTTCCATAGGCTGATAAGACTGCACTTGCTCCAAGGTAACGCCGGCCACGTCCAGCGCCTCTTGCTCTATCGTGGCGGCAGGATTCGGGGCTAGACGGATGTCAAACCTCTCGACCTCCTGCCCGTCGATATCCACGATCCCTCCTATTTGGTGTATCCCGTTTCTCCAGAACTTAACCCCGGTTGTCTCTAAATCGAAAAATAGTAATTTCATATCTATTGATTTTTAAAATGTTCCTTAATCTTCTCCAATGCCTAAACAATTAAACGCCAACCATCCACTTACAACTCCCATCGCAAAAATAAACAAAACCATAAGCGAGAACAGCGCCCAATCTTTTGTATTTAGTTTATTGCTCTCCTTCTTTGCTTTTATTTTTTCAAGAATATTCTTGTCAACATTGAAATCGAAATCAGATGTCGTATTATTAGCTATCTTCACATCAATGCCTTTGTTATTAATAAATATCTGTCTCTTAACACTCATATCCCTAATATTTCTGCTACATAAACAAATCCATAACATATATAATTATCAGCATCATGCTCCCCATAATCAACATGCCAAATAACAGCGCATGGGAAATAGAGTGGCATATCCTCAGCCATAGGATCCTCTTTGAGGTCATCAATGTTTATCTTCTCCCTCCACCTCCACAGGTCTTGGATGTCGTTCAAAATTAATTTCTCCATAATTATGACGGATATTAGATGTTATTAATTCAATAGCCAAGCTGATCATAGCTCCCGCTTCAGTAAGTTGATTCATTTGGGCGTACATTCTATGCTCTGCACTACGATAAGTCTCCTTACTGTTTATGGTATCCAGTAAATCATCTATAGCGTTTCTAAGAAGATCGGTCATCCCATGCCCTCCTATACCCTTGAAATAATAAATATCACGACCTGCATAAAACATATCCTGATATCTTTTAGCTACGTACTCTATTCCGGATAGATGGTATTTCTCGTTGTCTATCTCCACCTCCCCTTTCTCTATAGCCCTCAATAGCTGCCAATCTATCTTTACATCAGTTTGACGATCCCCTACCTTTACATAGGTATATCCGCCATAATGAGAACCCAATGTCCTCATCGTAAGTTCATTGACTTTTTGTTTGTTTTCATCCATAATAATCTGGTTTTTAATGTTGATACAAAAGTAAGATTTAAACAAAAATAAAAGCATGAATAATATTAAAATAATATTAATCATGCTTAAATATAAATATATCCCTTCTAATTCTCACGGATATACGTATTCGTACTCATCTGGAGGGGATGTCTTGTAGTTGTAAATTTCATAGAAAATCATAGAAATAATTAAGATATTCTACTCCATTTTAGACGCTTCAACACAACTGGCAACCCGGCTGCTCTGCGTCCGTATAGCCGCATCAACTCCTACGGCTTGTATGTTTATCGCGGCGTTGAGATCCCTGTCGATCTCCATGCCGCAATCTTTGCAGACAAATGTTCGATCCGATAACTTCAAGTCTTTATTCTTCCAGCCACATCTTGAACAGGTTTTCGAGGATGGGTAAAAACGATCTATAACAATCAGTTCTTTACCATACCACCTACACTTGTATTCAAGTTGGTTACGGAACATCGAGAAAGAAGCATCATATACAGAACCGGCAAGTTTGTGATTCTGTAGCATACCGGAAGCATTTAGATTCTCAATACAGATAACATCGTAATTATTTACCAGCATCGTGGTCAAATTATGCATGTACCATGAACGCTTGTTGGCTATATCACGATGAAGTCTTGATACTTTTAGCCTGCATTTGTTTCTTCGATTACTTCCTAATTTCTTTCTTGATAAATGCCGTTGCATCCTTTTTAACTTCGCTTGGTTCTCACAAAGAAAATGGGGATTCTCAACAGCAATCCCATCAGATAATGTAGCTAATGTCTTAATCCCTAAATCAACTCCGACTGTTTTGCTAGTTTTCTGTTTGTAACACTGTTCTGTTTCTACAAGAACTGATACGAAATATTGACCAGCACGGTTCTTTGAAACGGTACAGGAGATAAAACGAGCGTTGTCTGGAACTCCACGATCGATAACAATCTTAACCCATCCGATCTTTTCGATCCGGATCTTATTGTTAGTGATTTTAAACTTCGGGAACGGCAATCTAAACGACTGGTTGTCGTGTTTATTTTTGTAATTCGGTTTACCGAGTTTTTCTTTCCTGTTCTTGTTGAAGTATTGTCTGGAGAACTCAATAAAATCACGTTGCTTCTGCTGCAAGGTGGCTGCCGATACTTCATTTAACCAAGGTTTTTCAATAACAAGATCCGACTTTGTCGGGAATTTCGGATTAGGGTTTGTTTCTTTATCGTATGAGTTAAATGAGTCAACACAAGCATTCCATACAACACGTACGCATCCGAATGTTTTTGCAAGAAGTTCTTCTTGTGTTTTGTTCGGATACATACGATATTTATATGAACGCTTTATTAGACTCATCATCAATTCATTTTAATATATTAAATATACAAATAATTCTATGATTTTACAATGGATTACTATCGATTTTGTAATTATTTAATCATACTTGTCTCCTCTTCTGTATACTAACGCTACCCAACAGTCGTATTTTTTTGCTGTATCCTATAAGAGGGACATTAGCCATAGGCGGATTATCCTCCGTTTTGTACCTTATTCTTGCTGTTTGTTTTATACTCATATAATCCATTTTTTAATAATGTTGTTATCAGTGAAAATAATGTATCTATAAGATGTTTCTCCTTTCCCCAATATATAGGAATATCATCTATATCCCTATATAATGCAAACCATGCGTTTTCTAGCTTATAACATTCGAATGTAGAACCCTCTATCTCATATGGGAGTAAATTCAGTAACGTCCCTACATCCCAAACAGGGTTGGATATATCCGGGGTAACGGCCTCGATCAGTCCTATACGACCAGCGTCATCCTCCATAGAATGCAATGAGTCAAGGTACTTGTCTCTGAAGCCGATGGCGGTGGAGATAGGGAGGCCGGCCTCGACCAGCATCCTCCCCTGTTCTTTTGTGGTGAATATTCTTTCCTTCATAATTTCATTTTCCTTTCTACTGTAACTATCGTATCATTATGCCATCCCCCATGAGCCACTAGAAGAATCTCCTGCTGCTCGAAACCAAGCCCTGCCCCTATACCGCCGGAGTTCCACGCGCAGGTAATGACCACCCCGCCCTTCTTGGTGATCCTAGCTATCTCCTTCTTCTGCTTAGCCCAATAACTAGATTGTGTTGTTTGCATATCAACAGCACCTCCAAGTCTTTTATACGACTCGGATACCTGTCTCGTGGAATATGGTGGATCATATAGTACCATATCAGCTATATTATCCTTAAGACCACACAGGAAGTCCGTGGCGTCCTTATGATACATAGCCTTAGTCTCAGGGTCAAGATCGTTGGTGATCGTCCCTATATCGCTGTTTCTGGCGAATGGATCCACTATAACCATTCCGTCTTTTTTATATCTATCTATAAGTTCTCTTATCGGTTTTATGCTGAATGTCTCGCTGTTCGGCATCGACCATGTCTTGTTTATAATCATATCGTTGTAATAGTGTTTTAAATTCTACCTACACTCTATGCCTTTTAGCAAATGGGCTATCACATCCACCGCCCATCCGTTACCTGTTAAAGACATGGCCGTATTCGGGGCTATCCCATCAAGGTAATCATCCGGCAATGTCTGTAGCCTACACATCTCCACAGGAGTCAGGTATCTGAACTTATCTTTCAGGTCAAAGGCGTTCAGATATCTTCCGGGCGGTAATGATGATATCACGTTATCTTTCATGACTGTTGTAAGGCAATTACTTTTCTTAATAGAGGTAGTATTCTTGTCTTTTCTTACTTCCAGACATTGTATGATTTTCACGTTCTTGTCATAGTCCTTTCGGTGTCCGTTGCTATCTATTCTTCGACCAACGATAGTTGATATATAACGTCCTCTTATGGTCCCAGATTTCCATCCTTTATCATTCTCTAAAACATCATCTAACGATATATGTTTGTCTTTCGGCATTTCTACTGGCCAATTACACCAATAAAGACGATGCCGGGTCTGCGCCGATACCAAGGCGCTATCGATCTCCACCGGCTCTACGCCCAGCTCCTCCGTTATCACTCGGCGATGCTCGTCCCGCATCCGGACGTTCTCGCCCAAGAACAGGATCTTACCTTTGGTCTCCTTCTTTAAATGCCTTACGATGTCCGAGAAGCAAAAGAAAAGTCTCCCCCTTGCGTCCATGAATCCCTTACCCTTACCTGAGCTAGAGAAACTCTGGCAACAGAACCCTCCCATGACCAGATCTATGTCTTTCCAAGGGATATCCCATGTTCTCCAGTTATTGACATCTCCTAACCGGATAATATCAGGGAAATGCTTCTGGCTCACCTTTATGCATGTATTGTCTATCTCCGAGGCGTAATAAGCATCTATAGGTATGCCGGCTCTTTGTAACGCTAGATACCCACATGATATTCCGTCAAATAATGATAATACTTTCATATTGTTTATTTATTCTCAGGCCTAAAAATATCCTTTGCGATCATATCAAGGGAGATTTTATGTATCTTAGGTAAGACCTTAACCAATTTTATACCAAAATTTTCGCCTCTCTTAACAAACGTCCATTTACCATATATGATTCCATGCATCATGTTCTGTATTACTTCCTTACTGTCTGTCAAGAATACTTGGTAATAGGCACTTTTGACATAATTAAAATCCTCCCCATGATCATTCGCCGGTCTTAATATCATTACAGCCGAAGAGCGTCCACGAACGAATCCGTGTATCTCAAGGCATTCCTCGAACTCATAATTATCACGTTCCTCGTCATGATCATCTTTAACCCACTTACATGGTTTTCCATCTTTAAATGGGATTCTTAACTGTTTCTTTGTCATAATTGTTTTTTTATATTAATTGTGATATTACTCTAATAGCATAGAAGGAAACGCCCTTTCTCTCATCATTTGGATAAAACTCATTCCCGTTATAAGTCACTAACCATGCTTTCTCATAATTATATTGAGTGCTAGTCCAATAACTTGTAGCGCCTTCGTCTATATCTAATCCATCGATAAGAGACATGCATCTGTTAATCTCATCTAAATTATTTATGATCTCCATCCATTCTCCCACTGATGCTAGATATCCCATTTGCCCGTTCTTGAATTGAGTAACAGTACATTCATAAGCGGCACTAGCATGCGTATATTCCGCAATACTTTGTGTGTTTTGAAATCCATTAAAATCTTTTTTTGGCTTCATTACTTGATGTTATTGTAGTCACTCCTTGGATCAATCCAGTCGTATTAGACCAGCTTCGATTCTTAATCTCAATACCTGAAATAACGAAGCTGCTGTTGTCGCTTATCAACGCCACTCCCACGGCGTCGTTTCTCCACGAATAATTCCATTTATCACTAGTATATAACTTGCCATTGGTGTGTAAGATATATATACCGTTTGAAACGGTTTGACCGCCTATCATCCTTCTTCTCATATTCTTCTATCTTGCTAATGTATGTTTATAATTCTAAGTTTATCATATTCTTCAGTAAGAATCCCATGATCAAACAATTTGTTAACGTCTATTTCAAAGTCCCTATATTTGTCAGTTATATTGTTATCAGTCCACATGTTCAATATCCCCTTATCATCCAACTGCATATGGATAAAGCCTTTTGTCACCTTCTTTCCGGCTTTAAGAGCCTCTACGTCTTTATCGGTAATCTTTTTCATGCTTTCAACATTTTATCGATACAATTAAATTCATCTTTCATCCTGATCTTTATGCCCCCATATGATAATTCCTTATGAGCTGTGACAAAATAATCAACCGCATCTTCATCTAATAAACTATGCGGACACCTTTCCCATACAGGACTTTGATCTAGATGATCCCATGTAGCTACAAGTAACTTATTCTTGTCATTATCAATGGCTATTTTATATGTCCCTATAGTGGCCTTACGTTTAATGATCGCTCCATTTAACATCTGCTTCTTAGCCCAGCTCCATGAACCTCTCAGCCCAAATGTTCTTATAACCCAGTCATTTATCTTCTTCATTTCAAGTTATTTGTTAAAATAGTAATATAAATATAAATACATAAATTGGATAGGGCTATTCACCATACCCTTATCATTAGGCTCGTCATACTTGTCAAGCCAAAGACGAAGCGCTTCCCAATCGATATCCTTATGGTCACAGACCATGCAGGCTAGGTTAGCCCCGAACAGATCCCCTCCGCCACGTAAAGACTCGTTAAATCTCTTGGCTAGTCTTTTCTTGAACCCTTTATTGTACCAAATACCGGAGGTCGCGGCATAACAATAATAAGCGTTGTACTTCATTTTCACGCCCATCTTCTCAAACAATGGTGTATGCCATATCCGATCTAAAAAGAACACTATTCCACGATAGATAAAGGTTCGGAGATTCTTCCTGTATTTCTTCCCTAAGAAGCTATCCACGCAAGATATAGTTCCGCCTGAATAGTACCAGTTATTGGCGCCTCTCTTAACCTTATCCGTCATCTTGAACTTATTTTTCCTATCCTCTACCCTATCCCAAGGCTTTAATTTATCCTCGTTAAATGTCGGGCAATAATGATAGTAATGATTGATCCATGAAAGGTATGGGTTGTATATCGTATATCCATTATCGCTGACATATGAGTTTATCTCATATCCAAGCTTCTTAGCTAATGGCGATCCCTCATCAGCTAATACCTTCAATATCGGGTTCAAGTTCCATATCTGGTCTTGGCTGACGAACATCGAATAACAAGGATCCTCATCCTCGCCATACCATCCTCCCATGCCGCTTACGATCTTATCCAGATCAAGAGCATAATCTTTGCCCCTAGAGAAATCATCCCTTATGAAGAAACCTTTGTAAGTAGGCATATCCTGCACTCCTGGTTGATCCTTAAATATCTCTTTAGCCCCTTCTGCTAGTCTTTCCAGTGTCTGTAAGACAAAGAATATCTCTAGAGGATTATAGTCATGCCCATACACCTTATTGTGTATCCGAAGATATTGAAGAAGCTCGGCTATATTAATAGTCCCGTCCTCCACATATCCCGTATTGTTATCGAAGTTTATTTTGGCCAGAGGGATGTTACTCCCCGGCGGTTGATCTATGTCGTTATAACAATGAACAAACCGGTCGAAGAATAGATCCTTCCAGCCAAGATATTTATCCTCAATCGTCATGAGCTTATTTTTTATCGTACATAGACATGACGTTGATAAGATCAGCCTTTCTAGCCATCCCCTCAAGTTTATTAAAGCCATCCATGTTATCTCCACTGATGATAATAGTAGGATATACCTCTATACCGTACTTGGATATCTCCTCCCCCGTGGCTTTGTTCTCCGGGATCTGGTTTAACGTGACCTCACCCTCATACTCCTGTAATGTGTTGGCGATAATATATCGCATGTAGTCGCTGTATTCAGCGTCTTTTTTCGTGAAAAAATCGATTCTTACCATTTTTAAATAGTTTTTAATTTATTAATAATTAAATCCGCTGTAAATATAGCATTATCTATCTCATCTACGCCCATCCTCCTCCCATCGAAATTGTTAGATAATAAATCCTTCACGATCTGATATCTTCTCAACTCCCAATCTATGTCTATATCAAAATTAAGATGCCTTACATAATCATAACTCATCTCTTTTTTATTCTTGTAGAGGTACTTAGTTACCGGGAATGGAGTATCATCATAAATAGTACGCCTGATTACATTAACGTATTTACCGGTTCTTTTATCGATAGCCATCGATATCTCATCTACTATTCTTTCTCCTGATCCTTCCATTCTATTAACCCTTTGTTATGTTTATCGTAATATAATAACGCTATAGCGTTCCAGCATACGGCGGATAGATGCATGAATCCCTCCTTATCATATCTCTCCCCTTTTGTATAAGCGACCAAGTGTCTCATGAGTGCACCTAGATAACGATTGAACCCATCAGGTATATCTTGCCATGAGTTATCAGCATACTTCTTGGCACCTTCTGTATATACCCTCACGATGTCTTCTATCTCAGCCAAAGGAAGGAGGTCCCACCTAAGCTTACCGTCGACCCGGTCATTCTTGCCGCTGCCGTCCTTTCCGACGAACGGCGTATCTGTCGCTTCCCCCTCATTTGTATTACATAGACCCTCGCCGATAGAGCTATAATCCGTAAGCTTATCAACCTCTTCCTCATCAATAAGCCTTAATTTAATAGCCCTGTTTAATGATACAACCATTTCCTCGTCAACCCAAGTATATTTATATGATGCTTTAAATAATGGGCCTAATTTCATCATTCCTGTACGATCGGCGGTTTCAAGTACCTCAAACACATCGCCATCATAGACCACCTTTTGATACTTATAAAATTCCTCCTTCATTTTAAACTCCTTTTTGTTTTATTATTATTACTGGATCATCATTAAATGGGGATAATATCCCAATATGCAACAATATATTGCGCTCATCGCCCTCATTTTTATCGGCTTCAATAGCATTGATATTTAATTTGTTACTAGATATAATGTTACTATCTATATTAGGATCATTTTTGATTATAGCCCATCCTTTTATAATAGGCTCATGATTCATTAACTTAGCGACATCTTCTTCCACCAACCAATATTCCTCAAAAACAGTATCCGGATATTTGGTCTTTATTTCCTCGTAAGTATCATACCATGTCATATTTTCATGTTTTAGATTAATAAAATTCGCTAAGATCCCTACATTCCGGTGTCTCACCTGTTATGGAATAAAGCTCACCAGATGATAGATATACGCAATGCGATGTCTTCCCGTCCCTCCACTCGCTTTGCTTCGTAATTCCGCAAATAGCGCAGCGTTGGATCCCCGGTCCCGCCTTTACCCACGAGTGCCGTACGTTTTTCTTTCTTGTCCTGTTGGTGTCGTCAAGTTTCCTCATATTAATCCTCCAAAGTCATTATAATCTTATCTTCCCCGATAATAACCTCATTCCCGCTCCTTACATCAAAGCATTTTCCTTCATCCGCCTCCTTGAAATAAAGAGCACCATTGTACTCGAACAAACCGAAGCCGTAATCGTCTAGCTTCATTTCGCTAAGTTTTTTGAACTTATATACGTTTTTCATATCCTCCATATTTTCTTTATCCATATAAAACATCGATGCCCCCATTGACATTATCCCTACAACTGCCATAATTAGTCCCTCGTAGAACATGCTGCAATGTAGTTTATTCCAACCCTTCATTATTACAATTATGGATAATATGATTATCGCCACAATAAACAATATCCATATCATATCACATCTCCTTACTTTTTAAGAACCCCATCATATCCTCCACGCTAAGCTGGAAGCCGGCAGCCGCCTTATGGCCTCCTCCACCGGGGCTGGCCTTGCGTGCCAGCGCCGAGACATCCACCTCCTCCTTGGTGGTATAGAACGAGCATCTGAAGAATCTGCCGTTCCAGCAAAATGGCATCATCAAATCATGTTTTCTAGGATCGTACATAGACTCGAATGTGGTGGAGTTAAACTCCGTAGTATTCATACATATCGACTTGTATCCAAATATATCTGCCTCGAATGAGAACATCTTCATCTCTCCTCTGTTTTTCTCAACGATATACTCCAGTATCGCCTCCCCGTTCCTTATCATGTCATATATGAAGTCATGATCGCCATCCATGACCTTTGCCGCCATATCCACGTCAAGACCACAATATCCTCTCATCCCATATTGGAATGAAAGAACGTCACTCCACTCGAACCGGTCGTGATCCCATACATCATAAGCACTCAATAATTCTACCACATTAGGAGTTTTGATGTCATCGAAAAGATATTCCCACGTAAGCTCACAGGTCGCCGTCCCTATACGCCTCTTGCCCTTTACCTCGTAATCCCTCATATCGTCTATGGCTGTCTTATGATGGTCTATCCATATGACATCTGTACCTTTATCCTTCCACTCATCGAAAAGGAATCTTGTTCTGTTTCCAAATGACACGTCAACTACAAATACCTTATCATATTTATTCACGTCAGGTATTTCCTTGCCGTAATTGTAAGGAAGAAGATCAATGTCCCCTTTGAAATACTTTTTTACTATAGCCGCTGACATTACTCCGTCAAGATCAGCCTCATGATATATACACCCAATCATAATAATTTTTTTATTTGTTTCAATTCATATTCTATCACATTGATACGACCCATGATAATATCTTTATCATCGTCATTATCATGATCACCATCTTCCTTCTTAGATAAGATATTATCTATTTGGGCTGACGCTAATACCATCATCATGCAATGATTTGATTTAATTTTTTGTGATATATGTACGCCATTTATAGCGATTTGGACACAAATATCTTTTATCTCATCTATACTCATATTCATAATCTATTGTTTTTAATTAAAAAATCTATGTATTCTTTTATATCCTTGTTTCTGTCATTATCCCAGTCAAATGTCTCGTTTATGAATTTGAAGTACGATACTGGGATCGAATGTAACATCCACCCACTATACTTTCCAAATGCCATTACCGTAGAACCAAGAGGATGGGGCGGTCTACCCGGGATAGGAGCTGCGGTTACGCCCTGCGCCAGCCCCCTCCTTCGGTCTTTCTTGGCGGCTTTGATATCCAGATCTGTTTTCGTTACCTTATCCCCCATCGGGATATTGGTAATTAGTTTATCGCCGATAAACATCCCCCATCCATATCCTTTGTAGTTCTCTATACTAAGTTCTCTTATATCACCGAACCTTGACGAGTTATTGCAACAATCAACGACCAATGCGCTATCCTTACCGTCCTTTATCCTGACAGCTCTCCCAAGCCACTGATAAAACGACGAGAATGAGAATGTTGGTCTTCCTACTATCACACAATCCAGACCCGGATGATCGAATCCCGTACCGAGGGCGGAATAGTTGAACACTACCTTCGTCTTACCCGACTTGAACCTCTCAACTATAGCCTCCCGCTGCTTCTTTGGCGTGCCTCCGTGAACCACCTCCGCAATGCCGGCACATATCTTGGCGTTCATCCATTCGGCGGCAGTATTGCAGCTCTCAACAGAATCCATAAACACCAGTATAGATCTACAGATGTCTTTTAATACCATCAACCGACGTAAAATAAGGTTGTTTAAGCCATTTTTTCTCACCGCCTCACTAATTGACTCAGCCGTATATTCGGAGCCGTTAGAATTGAGTTTAAGGGCATCTCCATTGAAATCCCATGTCTCATATTTAAGAGGTGTCCAAAATCCTTGCCTTATCATCTCCTCTACCTGTATCACGTGAATCAGGTTCTTGAAATATACCGGTCTCATACGAGTGATGAAATTAAGCTGGGAATATGATGTCTGTCCTATCGACATGTTTTTAAGTCTACATGGCGTGGCTGTAAACCCTATCACCTTGCTAGGCTTCAGCTCATTCATGAATGTCATGAACTCACTGCCGTCCTCAGGACTGTATCCGGCATGAGCCTCATCTATCAATACATTTCTGATTCCCATCTCCTTAAGCTGCCCAACAACCTTCTTGATAGACCCTAACGTGGCGTATATCATGTTAGACAGCTCTTTCTTGCCACAGGAAGCGGAGTAGATGGTTGCCGGTATCCCGTAAGATGTGATCTTATCGTGGTTCTGTTGCAGCAATTCTTTTGATGGTTGTAAAATCAGCGTCTTATCTCCCATCAATCTAGCCGCTTCTGCTATGAGGATCGATTTACCGCAACCTACAGGCCCTACGATCAATACCGGATCATGTCTATCAGAGTTTATGTAATCAGAGATGCTTTTAACGCAATCCTCTTGATATGGTCTTAGTTTATATATCATTTGGATTTATAGTTATCAAAAACAGCCTTTACGTATTTTAATTTCACTGGGCATTCACGATCGTCAAACATTTTTACCATCAATGTATCCATCGTCTTACTTATAGCTATCACCTCTCCCGTGCCCACCTGGGTATGGACTATATCACCTACCTTTATATCGCATTTAATCATGATCTAGTTTCTTATTAAATTCCTCTATCTTGCTCCTATCTGTCTCATTCACCATCTCAGCCTCTTCCTTGAATATGTCATACCCTTCCCGGATATTGTCTCCAACCATATTCTCTATCATCTCCCTTAGCTCATCGCTTCTTACGGCGAAAGATATTTGGAACGATTTACTTGTGCCTTTCATCAGGTAATCAATCTCCTTTTTACATTCTGTCATTAACCGATCCAGATTATCGAACTTAACGAACTTGGAGTTGCCGTTGGCTTTCCTTACCCCATCCTTGAAATCCTCCAATATCCCGTTAAATACATCCGCCATACACATCATGGAATGTAGCCATACCAGCATATTGAATTTATATTCATTATCAGCGTTATTCATCAAACTCACCAAAGACTCGCTTTTTGTCAACATGATCTTCGATTCCCGGTCTACGATATCCTTTATCTCCTGCCGGTATTTCATGGCGCCAACGAAATCCATCTTAGAATAACATTCATTTGATTTCTCTACCAATTTCCTGATATCCTTTCTAGACATCAGAAGATCCAATACCTGTTTTTCTCTTTCGTTTCTATCCATAACCAATTATTTATTGACACAAATATAATTAAAGCCTAGATATTTACCTAGGCTTTTTAATAAAGTTAATCTTTTTTATTCTTTCTTTTTGACTCATCCCAGTCCGATGAATACCTGCATGTCCCTTGTTTATGGATTGAGAAATCGCACCAAAAACACAAAGGATTGGGGCGGGGTTCAAGGCAGGCCGGCTGGCGTCCCATGAGGTAGCGCTTCTTGTACTTATACCCTTGTTTGGCATCGTCCCAAACGTGAGCTTGATAGCTATCTATTTTATTTGTCTCGAAATCATACATATCAAGAAGGATATCATTAAGTTCCTTGACCGATCTCTCCACTTTCTCCTTATCTACCTTCACGTTTTGGTTATCCAACATACGGGTAAAAAAATAGCTACACATATCTGGTAATACCTTATACTTCCTGTATATGTAAAAGGCGTATATCGGATGCTGGAGATTGTGAAGCAGCTTATCCTTATCGAATAATTTTCTCCCAGACTTCCAGTCTATCGTATACATAGCTGTTCTGTCTTTTGTCTTATACTCACCTCTCCAGTCTACTGATCCTATGATATGTACCTTATCGTACGTCACGCCATCCAATGTAAGGGGCTTGGGTAGCTTATAAGGCAGGACGAAGTCCTCCTCCACGCCGGCCGGTCTCGACCCCCGGATCACTTTCTCCATTGGCGTAAGGCCCGACCACGCTTTCTTGTAATTACCAGCCGCATCCTTCTCGAACAATCCTACAATCCATCTTATTAACCTAGCGGCATGTTGCATGGACTCGATCTGCGATTTTACGCTATCGAAAGGAATCTGTTCTATATCAGCGTAGTAGTTGAATGCCTTGCTCATATCCTCATAAGAAGGTCTGCATCCGTTCTTGAAGAAATATTCCATCGTCTGATGGATAACCGTACCATATGACGTGGCCTCATGCTTCTCCGTGGACCTATTCCCTTCCACGTAAGTCTTATACCATTTATATGGACATTGAACGAACGTATCTATCTGGGAGTATGAGGCGGCGAGAACCTTCTCTCCGTTTATAACCTTACATAACAAATTATTCTCCGGTATTACCATAAAGCTTATCTATTTTTATGTCATGTCCGTATAAGTCCATTAACAGGTTTTGTAGATGGTGAAGATTCTTAATCTGAATAGGATCGCTTAGATCGTCTTCCAGATCCCTAAGGCTAAGATAATACCCATCATCAAAAATCTCTATAGATATTCCGTAGCCTCGATATACATCCCGCCCCTTATCACGCTTGAAATAGATAGTATCAAGTATATTATCATCTATCTCAATAGGCATGACATCATCTTCCCCGGAATACCATTTCATTATCCCATCATCAACCTCACGTTCAAGGATCAATGACTTACTTTCATTACGCATACCAGTAACGCACCCTACTCTCCATATATTGCCAGCCTTGTCTTTTACAAGATCCCCTATCCTTAGTTCTTTAGCCGAAATCATACTCATCCTCCTCATTGTGATCGTCATCGCAATCATCGACAAGAGGGGTTTCTAGCCCCTCTTCCCAATCGTCATATCCGAAATCCATTATTTGTCCTTAAAATAAACATACAACATATCCGCAAAAATCCCTACAGTTAGTTCATCAACAGGTTTATCACCGAAGACATCATCCGATATCCTTATACCAATCTTCTCTTCAATCTCCATCACCACCTCTGCGTAGTCAAAGGAATCCATAGCCATGTCAGTCGCCAGCCCATCCTCGTTATCGATCTCGGCAGCATGATTAAAACCCGTAAACTCACCCATCTTCTCAAAGATCACTTCCTTGACTACTTTTTCAATTTCTTTTCTTTCCATGCTAAATTGACATCTTTAATCTTCTACCTAATTCTTTTTTTATATCTGATATTCTTTCGATGTCCATCTTAACATCTCCAGTAATAGTATATTCCTTATCCATTTTCTTAGGAGGATCCGGGAGTCGGCTTACGGCGAACAACCATGCCAGTTCCTTGTTCTTGTTCTCCCTAAGATATAGATCAGATGTCATGCCATACATTTTTATGATCGTATCGAATAGCGTCGACTCCGATAAGCTCATATGTACGCTATAGACATTTGACGGCTTCCATATCAAGTTATCCAACCTCATCGTGTATTCACGTTTAAGGTCTATATGGGATATTACGGCCCTTACTATAGGTTCTTCCTTGAAGTTGGTGTTAGCCACAAACCAGATAAGCCTTTTTTCCACCTCCTTGATAGCTCCTGTATCCTTACCCATATCGTTATATACCCCAACGATACGATCCCGGATCCCCTCGACCTCCGGTGTCAGGCCGGGTGTCTCTATCAGCATCAGCAGCGACCCTCCCCTTGGCGTTATCTTCCACTTCCCATTCTTCTGAAGCTCGATATAACCAGATGCTTTATAACTATCTATTTTCTCCTTTGGAATGACGCTAGCCATCTCCTCTTTCTGCCGGATCATCAAAAGATACCCGACATCAGACATCGTTAATCCTGATGTCATCATCTGTTCAAAATTTATGTACATAAATGAATGAATTAAAATATTGATCTTATTTTTCTAGCTATTCTCTCAACTATGTCAGAATGATCATTATCATTGTATATATCAATCAATCTACGAAGTATATATAATCTTGTGTCCTCATCCAAAGAATCAAACCATAACTCATCGATACGTTTATTAATCGGCTTAAACATTCTTAACTCAGGTATAAGCTCATATGCAAAATCATCTTTTCTATCTGCCAACTCAAGCATATCAGCCGCTTCAACTATAGCCACACATATAAAACTCTCATGTCTATTCTTTATAAGATGATAAGCTCTTATTAATACCCTAAGGCCGTCTGCTTTCGACAATCTCTTTCCCTTTTTCATATTGCTTTACAGTATAAGATTCATTAGCCATGCCAACCCTACCAACTGATATGGATTGATTTATTGATTGATTAAGATGTCCTATAACCGACATTTTAGCCCTAACCGTATTGGCGCATCTTAGAAGAACTCGATAATCCTCCAATGCCCTTTCATACCTTACGTCCACCCTAGCTCTTTTGTCGGCGTCAGTCATGCTCTTGCATGTCCCGTCCTCCCTCAGGCTTATAGCGATCTTGTCCCGTATGATTCTGATATCATCCTCGGCTATCACCAGTTCGGCGTCAAGAACCCCCTTGTATGAGCTAAGAAGATCCTCCACCGCCACAACTTCCCTTTTTAGGTTCTCCAATTCTAATATCATTGAGTTGTCATTTATCCTTTTATACTCCTGTACTTTATTGGATACCTCATCACAGATACTCATGATCTCCTTTTCCCGTTCTCGGTTTATGATATATCTGATGCTGTATTTAGCCATTTCCTTTAACGAGGATATAATTTCCTTTATCCCCATCTTATCCTCAACCGACAATACGGTCTTCAAGAACATTTCCAGCACCTTTATCACTACAAGCAAGTAATTATGTCTCAATCTCATGTCAATAAGGTGTTTCGTCATGTACTACATTGAAATCATCGCTAGGCGGTATGTATTGCTGCTCCAATGGAATACTGGGAGGCGGGGGCGGAAGCGTCACTACGGTCGTGTCCGGCCTGCCGCTGCCTACGGGGGCATCCGAGCCTCCCGGTCTTTCTTGGCGCACCACCCCTCCATCAGGATAATATCGCTCATATCCTTTCATGATATCCACATGTATAGCGTCAATCTCCTCCAATGATCTTTGACGAACCTTTACGATATGATGGAACAATAATCCATCTACACGGAAAGATCGTCTTGACTCGCTCTTGAAACGTTCCAGATTAGGATACCATCCTTGCGGAAATTGCATGTATGAGGAGTACCCGTATCTCCTTGGGATATTCAACACTACCATAGCCGTACACAGCTGTCCCAATGAGTCAGACTGATAGAAATCAGACTGCCTTGGCATATGATCCTTTGGATCACGTCTGCCCTCTATCTCTCGATTGAGTTGCGATACGATAAGGAAAAAGATGTTTGGGAACGTTCTTTTGGCTATATTACACATATTCATCAAACTATCTATATTCCTCTTGGCATCACCCGAACCTTGTATAAGAGCTGTATGGTCTATGGATACAAATACAATTTTCTTATCCTTATTCGCCGGCATATATACATTCCATAGAAAGTCTTTAAGCTCATCAACTGTTGTAGGTATGGGTATATACGTTATTCTGTTTGAATTTTCTTGTTTAAGACATTTTTGCATTTCCAGCATCTCCTCTTCATCCATTTTACGAAGGAGGATATCTTCTATGTCTTTGTTCATTTTTTTTGATAGTGAACGTAACACCAAGTCTTCCGGATTCATCTCGAACTCACATCTTAACCATACATAATCATCTGCTTGTGGATTGATATTGACATTCATCACATTGTTCATGATCTTTTGTGCCAAATAGGATTTGCCAACTCCGGGTCTAGCTCCTATGGCTATCGCATGTTGAGGGTAAAATCCCCCCAGCAAAGCTTTGTCTAGATAAGGATATCCAGTACGAGCCGGGAGAAGTTCTCCCGACTGATATTTCATTATCCTCTCATAGGCGTCCATGATAATTTCCTTAGACGTCTTCCATATCCTATTATCGTTCATCCTCGTGCGTTTCTATCGCCAGCCGTATCGGATTTAGATCCTCTGTTAGCTGATCTCGATTTATATCTAAGTCCTTTAGCCGTATGGCATAAATCCTTCCCCTTTCGATAAGCTTTCCCCTTCAGCTTATCGGTCTTGTAGTTCTTGCGACCCAGCTCCCGTCTCTTGGCTTTCTGCTCAGGACGGGCGTTGATCTTCTTATCCGTCTCGGCTTTCTTTCTTCTGGCCTCCGGATGTGTCCTGTAATATTCAGTCGATCTCCCCATCCTCTTCGTCCTCCTCATCATCAAAATCTATATTCTCTTGTATATCCAAATCCTCTTCCTTTAAAAAAGATGGATATTCCAATCCCAGACGCTTAATCATATACGAATATGGATCAGACGCAAATTCATCTGGTATCTCCCATGTGCAAGGGAATGTACCTATTACCTTTTTAAGTTTATCGGCTAATTCGCTACTCATCCCCATATTAACCATTTTATTATAAACTGTAGCTTCTACGCTACTCACATTGCCCCCAACATAAAAACCTGTTGGTTTGTGAACAAAATAAACTTTCTTCATTTTACATGTATTATTCATTTTATTAAAGGTATCCAATTTGATTCGATACTCAAATGTTCCATTATCATTAGCTCTAATGCTCATATTTATCCTTCTTGCGATCTCCATAACTCATATCCATATCACACACCACCGTATCGGTCGTGTCGTTTACCACATGGAACAGGAACTCCGGACATCCGTGGCAGGCGTTGCTCCCGATCGCCACCGCTCCGTGCCTAGGGCAAGCCTTCTTTACCATGGTTCTATCATATATTCGTATATGATTATCGCCATACTTTTCAATATATCTCATGGTATTAAGTAGTGATGGCAAAGACATCTTATATGGGGATACATGTTCTATTGGTATATCCAATTCACCAGATAGGCTTTTGTAAATATCCTGTACATCCCGTTTTGTCCTATACGCAAATATATTAATCTCAGTCATTACCATATCCATACTTCTAAGAAGATCCGGCTTAGCCAGCCTCCCCATAGGCTTCCCAAAAGGATCGGATCTCATCCAAGCCCCACACTTCTCGCACCCAAATTGCTTCCCCTCTACCGTATTTATCATAGTGGATGGGGTTTTGCAATACGGGCATATGGACCCGTTTAACATAGCTTTCTGGGCTAAAGACAGTTCTCTCATACCGTTTCCTCTATCTTAACATTAAATAGATTGCAGAATCTATTAAAATTCTTGTTTTCTATTTTCATGTCCTTCTCATACCTGTCAATTGACTTGATGAAATCATTGTAACAGTCCTTGCACATCCATCGATTGATCACCGCCACGTAATAACCTACGGATGTAGGTCTGTTACACATATCGCAAATACCTAAGCACCCATATCTGGTAAGCTTATCCATCATCTCCTGTCTTGTTATTTCAAGCACCTTGAATCCCTTGTAATTATCAACTACCTTTGCCATTATTGTAAATTTGTTTAATTATAAAATAATCCGCTATATCCATCCCCTCATCTATATTGGGTTTTGATTCTAGAAAATCACTTATCTCTATATTCATCCCCCTCATATCCTTGTCTACCTTCTTTCTCCATTCGTTGAAAGCGTCGCCCTTATCCGGGTACAGGACTATCCGCCTCCTACCCAATGTCTCTACCATCTCCCTCTTCAACATATGGATACCGCCACAGGCCATGAACAACCTACTAGGGTACACGATGTTGCAGATAACAGCTGTCTTCTCTGACTCTACTATATACACCGGAGCGTCATTGGGATAGAAGTTGATAAGGAACTCCCCGAACAGGCATTGCCTAAGCAGGTAATCCTGACCGTCCAGTATATGCACCCAACATACATGATCCATGGGAACCTTTACCCTCTTCCCGTCAGGCCCGTAGTCCATTATCTTCCCGGTCCGCACCACCCAATTCTTATCCAGTTGCCAGAACACACAGCACTTACCCCAGTCCCCGAATCTCATCATCCCCACCTTATACAAGCTAAATGCCCTATTGGTATGATACGATCCGAAGATATTGGATAGATAATCCTGAAGATCGGATGTCTCGAAAGGATTAAGGGTCTCAAACATCTTGTTTACTGGGATACAGTTGGCTATATCTGGGTTCACAGGAGGCCTGTATCTTCTTAGCACTTTGTTAGAATCGGTAAAAAGATCATTGCTCCCAAGCTCATTGCCTGTTGGATATTTAAAATAACCACATTTATTTTTGTGATCACATACCCCAAACCGCTCCCCTACTATCTGTCCGGTGGTTACATCTACGTACGGCGTAAAGCATCTATCCCTGCCGCATTGCGGGCACGTCAGCTTTCTTCTTGGCTTACTATGATCCAATTCATATCTGTGAACGCTCTTGTCAAATTCCCTAAACTCCATTATCCTATCCTCTCACTCATGATTCGATAAATATAATCTCTCAGTGGTTCTTTTCTTATCAAGTCATTCAATTCAAAATCACTTTCTATATCCAAAGATCCTATTCTTGATGTAACCGTATAACTGGTTTTCTCGAACTTATACTTACCTTGGAGATACACGACTGTAGCCATGTTAAGTATAGGATTATCAGTTTGTCTCTTCAGTTTATATTGGCTTGTCTTGGCGGTAGGATCACCCGGAGCGAAGTTATATATCTCCTCTATCTCCAATATCTTTCCGTAGTTCTCCATTATCATTCTTCTATATAACTCAAGCTGGAAAGCATACTCATCATAAAAATTGCCTTTCCTGTTTGATTTGAAGTCCAATATAGCAAATATCCTCCTGCATCTCTTTATCTTCTTTTTCTCTGTCTTAGGTTGGCCTTTCTTGGCTCCAGTCTTATAGAACTCTCCTGTCTCGACCTCTATCTCCACCATCTCCGGCTCGCTATCCATCTCCACCACGGCATCCACAGAGGAAGCTACCTTCAATCTCCTTGACCTCAACATCTTCTCAATCAACACAGGTTTTACATGTCTTTCTTTACAGAATATAGCGAATGATATTAGGTCTTCTATCAACTCATCCATATTATCCACTAATATCCGCTCCATCCTATACTTGTCTATTCTCAACTTAGCTTCCTTGACAGCTTTTCTTATCCATGTTGGAATCAGTTTTATCTTAACTCCCGTCAGATACAATCCAAATAAGTAATGCATGATCGCACCCAAGTCAGCCCGGTAGTTAGCGTACTCGTCTGGGTCCTTACCCTTGAGTCTCATCTCATTTTTCCATTTTTCTAATGCCCCGGAAGTATCACAATACCCATTCGCAATATTATTGGTAGCCCCATCATATATGATAGGGTATCCATCAGCTCCCATTTCATAATAAACACGCTTGCCAGCCACGGTCATTCTGTATAAGACTGGTGTCGGGATATCCTTGATCCATTCAGCGGCATAATACTGTTGCTCTGTCTCCAGATCATACTCAACCTCCATCTCCTCATTAGGCTCGTTTTTAGGCTCTTCAACAGGCTTTTCCTCCTCGACCATATCTTTCTTCGGGACCGTTGATAAAACGTCTAATATGCCAAAGAAAGCGGTAAATTTAGGATCTGTATGATATGCCCTTAATATTGGAAGTGATGATCGCCAGTAATATGATGGCGCATGCTCATTCATTTCTTTATCAAAACTCGCCTTTATTACCACTCCATCATTCGTGATGACCATATGATGCCTTTTAGATAAACGGATTCTCATGTCATCAAACGATTCCTGATCGCTTATGACTTCCATAATCGTTCCGTTATTATATATCGTGTCACTTATAGCCTCGTATCCGAGAGCTAGAAGTAATCTTTGTTTTCTTCTATCCATAATAATAATCTGGTTTTTAATTTACCATCCTCCTCGACTCTAGGCGCGAGATCCCTCATCCTTCTGGCTGCCAACAGCCATACGTTGCCAAACTCGTCCAAGAGCCGGCTGAAATCCATCGTATCTAATAGATAATCAAACCTTGTATGCTCATCAGCCGTCAAGTAGATAATGTTATCATTATCCTCAGCAACTGATTTATATTTCCGTTTAGGGTATAAGTGGCATATGTTGCTTACCCCCGGGCATGGTATGTATGCGCCGGTAGCAGATCTCCTTGTCATACTCAATCTAGCCACATGGGCGCCAAAGAAAACGGCTAGGCTCTTCCCCTTTGGCTTGGCCTTCACCCGTATCGCCGCCCTTTCCTTTGGTGGTAGCTCCTTGGCTCTGCATGCGGGACACAACCCCTTACTCCTTATGGTTACCATCCTTCCGCATCTCTCACACGGCAACATCCTACCCTTCATAAAACAGGTTCAAGGAAACCCGCAAGTCTTTATCTCGTGGGAGGGATTGAACCACTATCCCTTCTTTGATTAATAAATTTATTTCAAATATTTGACAATTAGATATTTTTAGTATTTGCTGTATGAAATTGACATTGCAAATAAAGCTGCTTCCAACATGCAAGCAAGTCGAAATGTTGAAAGATACATTTAGTGTTTTCAATAAGGCTTGCAACGCTATTTCTCAAATAGCGTGGGAGCGACGTGTATTTAAGCAATTTGGTCTGCATAAGGAGGTTTACTATCCAATAAAGGAAACGTATCGCCTTTCCTCTCAGCTTGTCGTACGCGCTATCAGCAAGGTCGCAGATGCGTATAAGCTTGATAGAAAGAAACAAAGATGTTTCCGTGAATTTGGGGCTATTACATACGATAGTCGTGTTCTCTCCTACAATATTCCAAAATCCATATGCTCCATCTCGCTTATTGGAGGGCGTGAGAAAATAGCATATACCTGCTATCGTCCTCATCTTATGCAATTCGCAAAAGGAGAAGCCGACCTCGTCCTTATCAAGGGTAAATTCTATCTCTATCAAACGATAGAGATCCCAGATGAGGAAGAAGAGGATGCAGAGGATTTTATTGGTGTTGATATGGGAATCACAGATATTGTTTCTATCTCTGATGGAACCAGTATTTCTTCCAATGAGGTCAAAAATATACGAGACAAATATAATAAGGTAAGAGCTTCTATTCAGTCCAAAGGCACCCGCAACCGCCATAAGTTGCTGAAACGGTTGAGAGGACGTGAGAAAAGATTCGCTACCATCGTGAATCACAGTATTAGCAAATGGCTTGTTGCGAAGGCCAAGAAAGAAAACAAGGGTATCGCTATCGAGGATCTTAAAAATATCCGATTCGGCATGAACTCCAAAAGACGAAACAAAACATTTCGAAGAAGAAGTAACTCGTGGAGTTTTTATCAGCTTCGTTCCTTTCTTGAATATAAATGCAAGATGAATGGAGTTAAGATCATTGCCGTCCCTCCGGCTTATACCTCGCAAACATGCCATGAATGCAAACATATAGGTATTCGCAATGGGAAGCGATTCCATTGTAAATATTGTGGCAATATTGCAGATGCGGACATTAACGCTGCTAGAAATATTGCTACATGGGGGTATGTAAACACCCATGAAAGATGGGAATTGTTGTCGTGTTCTATACATGATGATATTTCTACGTCTAAAGCCCATAAATCTTTAGTTTACGGGTAGTTTACGCCTTTTTCTTTTTATAACTTTTATTGAACTCCATAAGGCTCATAGCCCTATACCTCTTAAGCCTATTAATCTTACCCTCAGTCCAATCTTGATCCTTGAAGTTGATGATCGTATCGAATATCTGAGCTAGTTCCCGGATATTAAAACTCCTGTTTTGTATCTTCTTATAGAACCCCGATCTGCTATATCCTAATTTAGAAGCTAGATAAGTTTTGTTAGACAATGTGAGGATACGATAAATCGTACCCTCCATTTTACTTATCTCCATCAACTTCTCGGCTATGGACGACGTGGTTTCGTAGCTAGCTTTACTGCCTACTATCCTCATTTTTCTCCGGATTCCTGATCTTACCATCAAACTCGTAGAAGTCCATTAGTTTCTTCTCTTCCTTGATACAAGTGACAACGAAATCTGATATGGTTCCTTTCATGCCTTCCTCGAAATTCTTTTTGGCATGATCAAGGTCATTGGCCCGAACGATGTAGTTAAACGCCTTGCGTTTCTCATTGCTCGATTTCTCGTCTATCGTAATATAATCAGCCGTGACCTTATAGAACCGGTCTCCATCCATGGCAAACAATTCCGCTATCCGGAATCGTTTGATATCAACGCTAAACTCACCGGAGATAAACGGTTTCATCTCCTCTATGATTCTAGCTTCACACTCGGTATAAGAAAGAGCATCTACTAAATATTCTTCCTTAACCTTCTTCTTCATGCCATTCTCGGCATCGGTCTCATAAGAAACCGTACATTTAAACCAATTGTGCATCTTATTAATCTATGTTGTTGTTAAACAATGGGTAATCCTTTATCCCTTCACGAATATATCTTTCCGTATCATCATCCACATCATAAGCTTTCTTAAAAAACGTCATAGCCGTATTCGTGTCATGATCCACCAACGGAAGATATTCCTTTACAAAAAGAAATCTAAGATGATTCATATGATCAATCTTATTTCTTACATCGATTACCTTCGACCAGATCTCGGCATGGATTTCACTCATTCTTTTTATATCCTTCTTGTATTTATCCACCTGATCTTTATACTCCTCCTCAATCTTATTATTCTTATCCTTTATAGATTTGTAGGACTCCTCATCTTTCGTATCAAACATTGGAATATGTTTGATATTGATTATATCCAACTTATTATATATCTTCTCATTGGATATAGTGAAATCGTATGTAGTCTTGTATAAATCAAACTTACTTAAGAACTTAGCTATTTTAATAGCATCATCCTGATTAAAAACAGCTATGCTCAATCCTTCTAAAAGGTAGAAGAAATTAGATGGAGAAATAGGTTTGTAGTCGTATGTCTTCATAACTGGAGGTTCGTCCACAAACCTAACACCCTCCTTAGCGCATCTTGTTATGATCAATCTATCTATCTGCTCGTCAGTAAGATCATATATCTCCTGATCGGTCATATCATTAATTGTCTTCATCATCATCCTTCTCCATCATTATAGCCTTTACCGCCTTTTGTTTATAAACCTCACTCATAAGGCAGGTAAAATCCATATCATCCATACCAGCCATAACATTGGCTTCTACTTTCAAATTCATCTCAATGTTCATTACCGAGACTTCATGGTTATCATCATCTTCTTTATAGAAAATGACTTTGCCACCATACTCGAAACCATCATCTTCGGTCTTAACCATATCGATGATCTTCTCCAATTTCTTTACAAACTCACTCTTTTCCATATATATAATTTTTATGTGTCTACAAAAGTAGACATTTTGTTTTTGAATTAAATTAAATAAACACTGTCTCTTATACACATCTGACGCTGCCGACGATCTTAGGCG